TAATAATAATTATATATTTTATTAATAATATTATATTATATATTATATGGATAAAAACGGAAATAAAATTTCAATGGGACTTGATGTCTCTACTTCAACAATTGGTGTATGTGTTATCTTAGATGATAATTCTGAATTTGGTAAAATAATAGAATTAACCCATGTTAACCCTAAAATTTCTTCCAAGGTAAAAGGGGTTGAATCATTATTTTTAAAAAAGAAAATATTTGAAGAATTTATTCTTAAATTTAAAGATTTTGGTATTGATGAAGTTATTATTGAAGAACCTCTATTAAGAAGTAACAATGTCAACACTGTAGGTACACTATTAAGATTTAATGGTATGATTTCAGAATGTGTATATAATGTACTTGGAATTGTACCAAACTATATATCTTCTTATGATGCAAGAAAATATGCTTTTCCAACATTGATGAGTATTAGAAAATTTGGAAAGGATGAAAAACAATATGACTACAAGAAGATTATGAAGGAAATTAAAGAATCCAAAATGGTTCTTTTTGGTGATTACCCATGGACATTAGATAAAAAAAGTGTTATCCAAAGCAATGTTTCTGAATTATTTCCTGATGTAAATTGGTTATATAATAAAAAGGGTGAATTAAAAAGAGAAAATTTTGATGCAACAGATGCTTATGTTGCTTGTCTTGGATATATTAATAGAGAAAAATATGGTGAATTAGAATTCTCAACTAGTAATATTACTGAGGTGCCACATGGTATTGAATATGACGTTACTTTTTGGGATAAAACAATTCACAGAACAACATATTGTAAAAAATAAAAAAAGAGAGTTTAAACTCTCTTTTTTTATTTAAGTTTTTTGAAGAATTAAAATATTGTATATTTATTTGTTTTAAATTCTTTTGGATTATATAGTACTTCCTTAATTGATTCCATTATAATTCTATTTAAACGTTTTTCAGAAAGAATATTTGATAATACAGCATGTCGTTTGGTCATCTCTTGTAGTTCCTGTATATCTTGTGAATAACGTTCTTTTGCTATTGCAATAAAATCTGATGGGTTAATATTAATATCATTAACTGCTCTTGATAAACGGTCATTTATATATACTAACTTCTCACCATTTACAGTTGCTGCTATATAAAGGATTGAGTTTGATTCAAAATTTCTATAACTCATTTTTAAAGCATTTATATCTGAAATATAATTTGCTATTTTTGTATCATCAGCACCAAGTTTTTGTAATTTTTTTCTTTCAGATGAAAAACTTTCTCTTTTCGCCAAGAAAGGTTTAACTTCAGCATCATCTAATGCTCTAATTATATGACCTTCTTTATTAATTATATAATTGATACTTTTTTTTCTTGCTGAATAAGTATTTTGAGCATTATAAGAGTGACCATTCAATTTTTCATTTTCACCCTTATACATATCAATTCCATTTCCCCACTTATTAGCTTCTTTATATCCTGTTCTTTCAGTTGGTTCACTATATATGCCATATTGTTGGTCAATTGCCATCTTTCTTGCTTTATAGTCTTGATATAGTTTACTTAACTTATCTCTATTACGATACTGAATATTATAACTTGTTATTCTAACAATTCCACCAATTTCTTCGTCAGATTTAAAGACAGTATAGTCATCATAACCTTTCATTCTATTAGTTTCAGGATTCTTACGTTTTACTTTAGGGACATCTAAATTAGCACCTGTAACATAACCAATTGTTATAAATTTACCATCACCCATTTGGTCCATTAGGTCAAAAAATTCATCTGAACTTGCAACTCTTCTTATAGCCATAAATTAATACTTGTAAATATTTTTATTTAGTGTTTCTTTACCTTTTCCAAAATCAGAGAATTGTTCAGCAACTTTATTTGTTTTGTTGTTTTCATAATTCTCTTTTTTATTATAATCTTTATCACCTGCAATAGCACTATTGATTTTAGTAATATCATAATAAGCACCAATTGCATAATGTCCATCTGCCCCATATAATATTGCATTCTCATCAACTTTTTGTATCATTGCATTGAGTAAATCACTATCTTTGTAAATAATTTTTCCCATATTTTTGTCTTTTCTTAACAATAAATAGTTTTATAAATTTGTTTATTGATATGAAAAGTTGTATTTTTGCAATCAAAAACATATGACACCTGAATTAATAGAAATATACCATATACTTTCATCCTTTTTAGGTGAATCTAAAAATGGATTTGATGGTACTAATATGCAACTACAATTTCCATGTCCAAGATGTGTAGAACGTGATGGACATGGTGAAATTGCTAAGCATAATCTTGAAGTAAATCTACAAAAACAAGTATTCCAATGTTGGAAATGTGCTTCACAAGATGATGAAATGCACGGTTCAATATTAAAACTAATAAAGATTTACGGAAATGAAATGATTTTGAAAGATTATAAAAGAGCAATAAACTCGTTAAGAGATAGTGCGATGTATTCAAAATTATTTAATAAAGATGATTTTAATATAACCCAAAAAAATAATGGTGAAAGTGAATTGGATTTACCAAATACTTTTCACCCTCTCCTAAAAAATAAATGGTATCCTCAAGATGTTTTTGATTACCTTAAAAAAAGAAATATTGGTTGGGATATAATAGATGAATATCATATTGGGTATACATCCTATGATAAAGATAATTGGGCTGTTGCTAAACGAATTGTTGTACCTTCTTACGATAAATTCGGAGAATTAAACTATTGGTCCGCAAGAGATTATACCAATAACCCTAATAAAGTAAAATACTTCAACCCAAAAATTGATAGAAAAAGTATTATCTTTAATGAGGATAAAGTCCAATGGGATGCAGATATTAATTTGGTTGAGGGTGTTTTTGACCATATTGTGGTACCAAATTCAATACCTTTATTGGGTAAAGCAATTAATGAATCATTTGATTTATATTGGAAATTAATAGAGTTATCAAAAGGTAATATTAATATTTTTCTTGACGGTGATGCATTTTCAACTGTAAAATCTATATATCACACATTAAATCATGGTAAGTTATTAGATAGAATAAGATATATACCTGTACAAAAGGATTTTGACCCGTCACTAATTTATCAAATGGGCGGTAAAAAGAGTATTATTAATTATTTAAAGGCAGCTAAACAGTTAGAGGAATATAAAATATAAAAGGTGGCAATGCCACCTTTTATTATATAATTTCGATTGTTATTTTTTCACCCTTATCATTTCCTTTTTTAAGGATTTTATATACCTTTTCAAAGGTAGCCCTACTTTCTAATACCTTACCTACGGCTTTATTTAACCCTAAAATTAAACATCCGTATGAATCCTCCTCTGTATTTCCTGGATGCAACAAAACCCCATCAAATCCTGGTACGTTAAGTATTCTTGGAACTTTACTATTACATACTTTTTGAAAGTATGGTTTAGAACCTAAGCGTGGACTTACCACATTTAACGTTAAATCATATAATCCTGTTGGAATTGCTGTTTTACCATATACTTTTTTTTCTTTTATTTCAGATAAAGGCATTTCTTTTTTTAAACCTCTGTCTTTATCCTCAATGGTATCACATATATATTCTCCATCAATATATAATTTACCTATACAATAAGTTTCTTTCTTTGCAATTCGCTTTACTAATACTTTCATAATAATTCAATTTTAAAATAAATATAATTTTATTTGGTAATTTGGGATAAAATGTGTATTTTTGCAGAAAAAGTTTTTTATATATGATTAAATGTGTAATACATACAGCAGATATTCATATTCGTAATGTCATGAGACACGAAGAATATACTGAACAGTTGATGAAGTTTATAGAGAAATGTAAAAGAATAGCATCTAAATTTTCAAAAGATGAAGTTAGAATTGTTATAGCAGGTGACTTAGTCCACCAAAAGAACAATATAAGTAATGAGTTATTTACTTTTACAAGTACCTTTATCCGTGCTTTAGAAGAAATTTCTAAGGTTATTGTAATTAGTGGTAATCATGACCTTGTTGTTAATAATACTGATAGAGAGGATACTATGACTGCATTATTTACAACAGCAAGATTTGAAAATACTATATTCTTAGATAAAGAATTAAATTATAGCAGTGGTTTCTTCCGTGATGATAATATCATTTGGACATTATATTCAATATATTCAGATTATGAAATTCCTGTAGGATTAGATGAAATGAAAAAAGAATATCCTGATAATAAGGTTATTGGTTTATATCATGGTCCTATTGTTGGTTCTCAATTAAATAATGGTTCAGTAATGGAATCAGGTCTTGATGGGGATAGATTTACAATGTGTGACGCTATTATGGCAGGTGATATTCATATGAGACAAGTATTGAAACGTAAAAATACTGAAATTGTTTACCCAGGTTCACTTATACAGCAAAGAATTGATGAAACAATAACTAAACATGGTTTTGCGGTTTGGAATATAGAAACTTTAAAACATAAATTTATTGATGTAGAATCTGACTACGGTATTTATGATATTCGAATAACAAGTGAAAATGATTTAGATGAAGACAAAGAAACGTTGGTTAATTTTTAACCAACGTTTTTATTTTATCTTTTAATTTTATTACTAAAACAAATATCTACAATTGCTGTTGATGGTATCATCTGTTCAAGATATGGAATAACTACATCATTAAGATATTTTACCTCGCATAACCCATCTTCAGTAAACCAACTATCATGCAAATAGAATTTAATTGATAATCTTTTATTATTTACAATCTGATTAGTTGTACTATCACCATTAAATCCAATAACTTCTTTATTTTTAAGTGTTTTACTACCATATGTAGGTGTTTTATCCGCTTTATTACAAGTCAAGATTTTTGTCATATCATATGCTTCAACTGCATAGTTATTGTAATGTTTGATATAGTCATTTACTAATGTTTTATCGTCTGTGTAAATACAATATTTGCCATCGGACGTGAAATAATTCCCAAAGTATTGAACTTTCCTATCTTCAAATAAATAATCATCATAGTTTCTTATCTCTTCATCTTTATTTATAAGACCTTTGAAACCTATTGGATAAATATTATTATTAATATCATGTATTCCATTGGGATAACATCTTTCATCAAACAAATCTTTCTCATATGCATATTTAAAGAGATGTTTAAAATATAAGAAATAATCATATCCCGAATCATATCTCATATTACCACAGTGAGGATTGTTACCTTTAAAATAATCACTAATTGCATTTAAACGATAAAATTCATTATCACTATAACTTAATTGTTTCCATCCATTAGACCATTTTTGTGTGGCTTTATTATATGTAGAAATACTATTTGAATAATCTACTGATTCTAATTTAAAGTAATTAGTTCCTAAACGACTATTAATATCACTTAATAATGTAAATGAATTTACTTTATTAATATTGCCATATATAATAGCTAAATCATACTCTGCATTAGGTTGTAAGTTTATATATGATTTAAATGTAAACCCATTCTCTTTGTCATATAAGTCATATGAGGTTAAATTCATATTTGCATCATATGTTAAAATAGAACCACTTACTCTTTCATTCCCAATTATTATTGAATGATTATTTACAGTAAATTCAACATACTTATTAATGTTTTCACCATTCTGTTCGTCATATATTGTGAAAATAGAACCATTAATTACAGCATAGTTACTTCTGATACTTCTTACATAATATACATCTCCATCGTTAAGTAAATCTTTTCTTATATTCAATAATTCCTGAAGATTATTTACAGACTTAATAGTTCTTAGTGTTTCTTTATATGTTTTTTCATCAAGGTCTGTATCACTAAATATATTATTTTCTTTATCTAATGTAAAATTAAATAAACCCTTTGAAACACTTTCGATACGATGAGACATCCAACCACCATTCATTTGGTAATAAAAGTCACCATCCATAGTTTCTTTTTTACTAAAATATGGATAAAGAAAGCGTCTTGTTATTGGTTCACCTTTTAATGATAATGCTGCTTTAGTAATATCATTCGTACCACCATCTGTTCCATCTGACTTAACATACTTAGGATAACCATCTTCTCTTGTTTCATTTATATAACTAACAGGAAGCCCTTGATAAGGGACATAATCTGACATTGTTGTTGAATGTGTATTATGGTTATAATAGTTGTAGTCGATAGTTTTGGTTGAGTTGTACCAATCTATCTTATACATTTGGTGAACTGCATCCCACGGGTCTTCAATTGCATTAGCAAATGAAGTGTATTCAGTTATTTCATAATCATATGGCACCAATTCACTTTGTCTTCCTCTTCCTGTAACACCAAGTGAATTATTTGTATTTTCAAAGTTAAGTGTTGTTTCATACCACTTCTTACTTCTTAAACCAAATAAACTAAGAAGCATTTCCATACCATGAATAGTACCCTTATGTCTTAATATACTTCTTGAATTAATTTTTAACCTACGCAAAAATTCATTATTGAGTTCTTTCATCGTATATTCACGTTCATCTGAATAATCCCTTATACTTCCATAATTTAAGTTATCTCCATATGTACGAGTAATATTTCTTCCACTACACTTCAATGTGTAGCCATTTGCCCTATCATTTCTAATAATTGAATAAGGTTTAAATGTCAAATCAATATATTCTGAAAATCTTCTAATAAGATGGTTATTTGCTTTTGTTTGGTTATTAATCTCCATCTTTTCACTATTAGTTGGTGCATCAAGTTTTTTAATACCATTTTTATCTTCAATGTATTCATTTAACCTTAAAGGATATATATTTCTTACGTCCCAACCATCAAGTTCAACAACATCAGATAGGAAGTTATCTGGTATATTTGATACTTGGTCATATGTCACAGAATTACAATTACGAATAGCATCAATATAAGATTTAATTTCATCAAATTCTCTAGCGCAAATTCTAAGCATTTTCGCCATCTTTTCTCCGCCAACAATATTATCTTGATTACTTTCTTCGTTATAAACACGAGTATAAGACCAATCAAAGTTCTTAATCGCTTCATGTGTCATTGAACGATAAAGATTATCACAAAATCGTTCGTCATAGAAAGCTGCAATATCGGCAAGACTTGATGTGTATTCATCATATATAGGTGTCATACCAATAATGTTATAACCACCATAAGTTGTAGGGAATGTAAATGTTTCTATCTTTGTGTAATAACCAAATTCATTCTCATTTATAACCTCTAAAGTTGCTGTATATTTAGGTGTTGTCTTAGGATTTATAAGAATCTTTTGGAATTTATCGCAAGCATTATAGAATTTATTAAACCATTTCTCATGAGGTCTAATATGATAATCATTGTTAGCCATTTTTAAAAAATTGTTATGGTCTAACATATAGAAAATTTCCTTATCATCACCTACATAAACATTGATAGTTAAACTAATTTTTTCTTCAAACTCTATAGTTACAGTTCCAACCCAATCACCTGGACATGCATTTTCAATATCATTAGAATCTACATCACTAATAACAGATTCTATTTGGTATTTCTTGCCTGTCTTACCATTTATCAATTCATAATTTTTAGCACCACCATTACAGAAATATTTCAATGGGTTATTAATTTCACTCTCACCGATAATTGTATTATGAATATTAATATTAAATGGGTTATCTAATAAAAACATAGAATCACCATAATAAACAGGTGTAGCACTTATAATTTCCTTATAAGCATATTTTGCATCTTTCTCTTCTTGAGACAACTCATTTCCATTATCATCATATTCATATGATGTAATCTTATCTTTACTAAAAGAATTGATATGAAAGACTCTTTCAGATTCATCAACATCAGGTCCTGAATCTAAAACCTCCAAATCATATTCAACTTCATTATCGATATTAAATGATAAAACTTCACCTAATTTCAATTTAATAGGTTTATTATCATTTGATACCATTCCATTCGTGTATCCAACTTTAACACCTACAAATTTTGCCTCATCGTTAGTATACCCCTCTCTATAAGGTGCAAATAATTCACCAGGAAATTCCTTCAATATACCAATAATAGAAGCACGGACTAATTCAGAACATGAACCATAATAAGCAAAATCTCTTAAATCATAAAAATCTTGTTTTAAAACAATTAACTTATCATCATCTTCTGTATTATCAATGATTTTATCATTTGATGTATTTCGTAATGTCCAAATATCACCCTCTGTATTATTAACCCACTTTCCATTTTCAATACTTCTAGTAGCAGTATCAGAGTCATTTACAGTAATAATAAAATTACTAGTTTTATAAATTGGAACCTGACCTTTTGAAAATTGGTTTAACCCACCAATAGTGGTAATATCCCTTTCAAGAATAGTACCATCATTAGTGAGTTGATGTCTGCTCTTTAAAACATAATTAGAATGACTTTTTATATAACCGTACATAAAATTCTTATAAAATCTATTATTTATTATATTTTATTTCTTGCTTCAACCTACCACTACTTTTTAGGAACATAAAGTTCGGTCATCCATAGGAGGATAGTCCACAAGCGTAATTTCGGTGCTACGGACACCTACTTATTTTTCTATCTTTAACTTATTAATCTTTCACCTTCATGTAAGATATTAACAGCTGCATTCAAGTCTCTATCGTGATATTCTCCGCAATTAGGACAAGTCCAAAACCTATCACTTAACTTCAAATCTCGTTTCTTATAACCACAATTTGAACAAGTCTTTGAACTTGGATAGAACCTATCTACAAGTACAACTTTCTTATTGTTGTTTCGTGCCTTATCCTCAAGTATTTGTTTGAACTTATAAAATCCAATCTCTTGTATTGCTTTAGCTAACTTGTGATTCTTCATCATTCCTTTAACATTTAAATCTTCCATAAACACTGTGTCATAATAAGTTAATAACTCATTAACAACTCTATGTATGTAAGCAATCTTTTGATTGATAAGTTTCTCAAATGCCTTAGCAATTCTAACACGTTGCTTATTTCTATTATTAGAACCTTTAACTTTCTTTGATAGCTGTCTTTGAAGTTTCTTCATTTGTTTCTCTTTCTTTTTGAAGAAATGATTGTTCTCAAATACCTCTCCATCACTTGTAATTACAAAATCTTTAACTCCAAGGTCAATTCCCACGCATTTATTAGTCACTCTAAACTTGATGACCTCTTCTTGTGGCAAATCAATGAGGATTGATAAGAAGTAGTTACCACTCTTGGTTTTCGATAAGGTAGCACTTCTTATTCCCTCCTTGTATGTTTGCAACCTCTTAAAGTATAGGTCAGAACATCTGAATTTGAGCCCTTTTAAAGACTTTGTTAATGTAATCTTTCTATCATTGAAATTATTCCTTTTTGATATTGCCTCCAATGGAAATAATGCTGATTCTTTATCTTTCTTTGACTTGAACTTTGGAAACCCATTGTGCTGCTTAAAGAACTTATCATATGCAGATAGCATCTGATTAATTGCTGGTTTCATTACCTTTGTATTTTGCTCTTTCAGCCATGCATATTGTTCATCTTTCAGCAATGTTCCATGAAAGTATTTTGTTAACTCTGCAAGTCCTAATGATTTTTTATTATCATTATATTCTTTTTGTTTAAGAGCAAGCATGTGATTATACACAAATCGGTAACAGCCAAGCACCTTATTAAGTGTTTGTTCTTGTGTTTTATTTGGATATAATCTAACTTTAATTGCTCTAAACATTTTACTCTATTAATTTCTTCTTTTTCCTTTTTTCAGCACTTCGTTTACCATATAATTTTCCACTGAAACTTGCCAATAATGACATCATGTCAGCAGTAAGTTCTTCTATGTCGGAAACATCCATACCATTGATTACAATTACTTCACAACCATAAGTCTCAAACATCTTCTTAATGAATTTGAATTGAAATCGTGTAAGTCTATCATTATGTTCAATTATCAGTTTGTTTACCTTATGAGAAATGATTAAATCAGTGAGTTTAGTAAAACCACTTCTATTATCATTCAATCCACTCCCTACATCTTTTATAATATATGTGACCAACAAACCATGTTTTGCACAATATTCAGATAGTCTTTGTGATTGTCTATCCAAATCACCTTTTTGTTTCTGTTCATTAGTTGAAACTCTTGCATAGGTTGCACAAACAATAGGTATTTCTTCTTCCTTTTTTCGTACTAAGCCAATAAATTCATCAAGAGTATCTGTGTCATATCTACGATGACCTCCTGCAGTCTTTAGAGGTTTTAACTTGTCTGCCTTATCCCATTTCCTTAAAGTATCTTGAGAGACGTTGAGATAAGATGCAGTGTCCTTTATTCTCAATAATTTCCCCATTATACTTCATCATTTTCTATTTTATTTAGGTTTTCGGCAATCATGTTCTTAGCATTATCCAACAGTGATTGAAACTTCTCTACTGTTATATTTTCATATATGTCAAAGGTATGCTCATAAACATCACCATTGTCAAGTGTGTAATCTGTTTTTGTGACTTTAACTACTTTTGGTTGCATATCTAACAACGATTTCTTTAACATATTTATTTTAGTTTTCATATATAAATATCATTAACTTTGCAAAAATACAAAAAATCGTCATAAAAACAAATAACTTTTCACATATTTTCTTAAATTTTTATTTAACACTTATATATCCCATTTATTTTAAAGTTTATCGTTAATCGTCTGTGTAAAGTCGATATTATTAGTTCTTTTTTCTTTAACTTCATATACAGGTTTACCTGTGTATTGGTCCTTAAGAGTGAAATGTTCAGCTTGATGATAAATCTCATTATTATCATTAAATGTAGAAACAAGACCATTATCAAGATTTCTTAATTGAGAATTTTCTATCATCATTGAAATTGTATCAGCATCGTGTTCTACCATCTCTAAATCTATCATTATTGGTTTAAAGAATGTGTTTACTAATATAATTTCTTGAGTAGGCTTTCCTATAAATGGTGTCGCATTACTTTTAAAATTAGGTGCTGCTGATGGTGATAATGTCAAGAAAACAAGACTTGAACTTTCATTATAACGGTAAGAATAACTCTTATCACTTGATGAGTTTGGTACCATAACTAAAGGTTCACATTTATTGTTTGAGGTTACAATTCGGTATTCATTTCTTCTTTCATTAGAATCATCCATAAAAATAACCCTATATCCAACAAGACCATTGTTTGTAGCTAATTTCTGTCTAATAGCATCATCAGCTTTTGAAGAATCTAATATTATCCCTCTCACGCCTGGATATGCTGATAAAGAACCTACATCGGTAATAACACCTTTAACTTCTTTAGGCTTAATATATATAGTATAAAATCCCTTTCTACTAAATTCTGCCATTGGAAGATGAAGATTGTACATTCCCTCAAGAACATTATCTTGTTCTTGAGAACCAAACTCTCTCGTTGCAGGTTTTAAAATGTTAGGGTCTAATTTTTTAAAATTCTTATTCTCAAAATTATCATAAGACCTTGTAGCATGATAAACATAGTATATTTCAACCATATTTGCTATCTCACCACTCTTAAAATGCATTGGTATTGTTAACCCGTAAGTTCCTATAGCCATATGTTATATAATTAACTTTCTATTATATTTAAATAACCATTTGAATAATTTTCTAAAGCTTCGAGTGTACTTACTTCTCCAAGTTTTATATGTTTATCAAAGGCATAACTTATTCCTCTATCTATATAAATATTACTTCTAACACTTTGCATAGAAGATATTCCTAACTTATAATTTTCCCTAAATAATGGTGTTGTAACAGTATTATTATTTTTATCCATGTCAATAGCAATACCCCCCTCGCCTAATCTTGTTATAGGCATTTTGAATGTTACTCTATTGTTTACATTATCCGTGCCATACAATGTTGAAGTTACAACGTCTTTTTCGTGAACTATATCGTAATAAAATACAATAATAGAATCATTTGTTGATGTATTATATTTTTCTTGTTTTTTTACAAACTCAACAGTTTCATTAAATGTTACACCACTTGAATATCCTTTGGGGATAAAATATTTACTTCCTGATTTCTGAAGAGTAGCATTGATGTTGTATATTATATCACATTTAAGATGTGTATTATTAATATCCCCATTATACTCTGTATAAACTTCTTCTATTGCATTTAAACTTTTCTCTGACTCGTGGAAATTAGTTAATTTGTTACCATCTTCATCAGTCAAGTAAAATTTCATACTGATTAGTATATTACCATTGTAAAAAATACTATCACCTTTATAATTTCCACCTTTTAATACTGATAAATTAGATACATTTCCAATATTGTAATAAGGTGATAATAATGAGCCCTCCATAGGTTGTGAATATAATGGATTATTACCATTATCATCATCAACAGTATCAACTCCTCCCCATGTTGTTGATGGTATTGTACTATATCCGTGCATTTCATTACCTATATCATCATAGTATCTTATCGATGGTAATAAATCTACAAGTTTAGAATCTGTAACACCTGTTATATAATCAGTATCTTCTATATTATATTTGTGGATAAATTTTACTTCATTATCATCAAACATTATATTTTCAAATCCATAAAACTTCTTTACATCATCTGTTATATCTTTTACTTCTTGTGTAAAACTACTATCACTATTTAATGTATAAGAATACCCAACATTTACGAGTTTATTATTTAAAATATAAAAATCATCATCTCCGTAACTAATATATCCATCAATTTTAGGATAATGATAATTAATAGAAGAATCTTGTACAGTTAGTATATTATTTTCTACTAACAAATATTCATCATTATAATTGACAACTAATCCATCTTTAATTACATTACCGTTTATTAAACCACCTTTTTCATATATTGTTACACCATTTATATTAATGTACTCTGTATTAGTATCTTTATACTTATTTACTATAAATAAACGACCATTCAAGTATTTATCAAGATTATTATTGTATATAATATATCTAACTTTTTCAATTGGGTACATTAATCCATTAATAACGAAAATATCTTTTTTAGCAAAATATACATGTTCAGTATTTAAATTACGTGCTAATGTATCTACATCTATCTTATTCTCACCATATATACGTTTTATGTTACCATTAAAATCGTGGGTATAATAAGTGTGTTTAAATGAAAAATCATCATTATGTGTTTCGATATAGAAATCAGTATAATCTTTCCAATGTTCTGAATTATCTATTTCATAACCATTATTCCACACATTAACTGTATCATTACCCCACACTCTTTCTAAGTATTTTTCATCAAACTTAAAACCAAGAGATGGTTGTCTATTATTCTCTATATTTTTTATATTTTGTTTTGAACCTAATATTTCAGATTCTTTTTTAATAATGTAGGGTTTACCATTATATAAAACTACTGTTCCATATTTGGTTTTATCTAAAGTATTAAAATAATCAACACTTTCCTCCCACTCTTTAGAAAAGATAGACATTTCACCCATATCTTCAATAGATTCATGAATATCAAAACTATAAATTATTGTTGGTTTTAATCTATCATCAGCATTAAATGCATCTTCAAGTTCTTTAGCTTTATTAGATGTTTTTTCAACCCATTCTTTAAGGTGTTTATACATATCATTCCCACCTCTTTTGAAATACTCTTCACAATCACAACAATCTTTAGTATTTGGACAGTCCGTATTTTTAAGTTTACTATATTGTTTATATCTAATAGAAAACCAATTCACCCATCTTATGGTATCACCATACCATAAAGCTTTACAACCCCATGCATCCCTTAATTCAAATGGTATGACAAATTGAATAAAGTAATTATCTCTTATAAATTTATATAATCCACCATCAGTTGCAACTAATGAGATATTTAAATCTTCAGTACCATAATTAAGGTTTTTACCGTTTTCTCTCATAACTACTTTACCACAGTGGTTATTGAAAAAACTATCTATATCTTCATATTTTTTTCTGTCATTACCATACTTAAGTTTAGTTGAATACTTAGATTTACTTTCCTTATCATAATATTCAACTGCTGACCCATATGCATTCCCACAAGTCCCATGATTATTTAGTAAGTCATAATATTCATGAAAGAAAAAGAACCAATCATCAAGTCTACGATATGAAACTATACAATCACCCTCACCATTAATAGTAATACCATCATCAACTATTTTAAGTTTACTATCTGTTTCTAAAAAACTTTTTAAATTAACACTCATCGGAAACATACCATAATTATGAGGCTTTTCATATTGTCTTGACATAACTGCTTCAGAAGTAAAAGTATATAACTTACCATCCTTATTGTAAGATGGTAATACTCCTGGTATTCTCGATGTGAACGGTTCCATTGAAACCTTTTTGAATATAGTTCTCATTCTTTAATCTTCATTTTTAATCTTCATCTCAAAGAGATTAAATATTATTTTATCCTCATTTTTTTCAATATCTTTAGGATTTACCCAACTCTTATCAAAATAATAAGAATATTTTCTATTAATTGAGTCGTAGACTGCATTTAAAGGTATATATGACATTCTATGTGCATCTTCAAGTGAAACACCACTTTTTAATTCCTCTACATCTTTTTCATTATTAAGTTGTAATATATGTCCATCTTTAGACTTAGGTAAAAAGAATGGTAATGTCTTTCCTACACCTGCATGATTAAATTCTACTTTCATGTAAATCTTGTTTGGGTGTAAAGCTGTTGAATATTCCCTAAACATATATATATAATACCCTTCAGAAGAGTAGTCTGAATCATACTTGTTTCGTACAGTGAAACTTGAATCAAGACGTTTATTATAATCCCATTCGTATACTATATTACCATCAATAACCTGATATGATTCACCTTTTACATTAATATTTTTAGATATTGTATTTATATCCTTATCAACATTATCATAAATGGTTTTATCATGTAAAATATTAGTGTTATTTATATATTTCTTATAGTTTTCAGAACCATTAAAGAAAATTGTTGAAGTAGCTAAAAGTGATTGTGTTTGTGGATTAATACTATCATAAAAACTCAAACGTAAAAAGCTTTTCGTAAATTTATTTTTTTGATAATAAACATCATTATTTGTGTAATATAATAAACCCAACAAATCAGAAGAAGCTTGTATTTTATCACCATCTGTATTTAAGAGGTGTTTATAAGGTTCATAATCAGTAACATACCAATTAGATTGGCTTGACATAGCAGAACCGTCATCTTCAATAATTTTCCAACTATTTTCATCTCTCGTCCTGAAGTGAAGATTAAATTTTAATTCATTAACCATATTATATAATGGTTGACCACTGTTATTTAATTCCACAACACCATTATCATCAGTTACAGGGTAAACAGGGTAATATACTTCTTTTTCCATATCTACAACATTTGTAGTTATATTTCTTCGCTCACTTTCAAAGAAATTAGTCTCTACTATGTTATATTGAAGTGGTTCCCCACCACTTTCATTAGAAATAGGTAGTTGTAATGTTATAAAAGAGTTATATACACTCATTTTAAGCCTATCTGAGAGATTATAATAGTCATAAGCTGTATTTATATGTGTACGAAAAGATTGCACTGTATAAGGCAAAGAAGGTGTTATTTTTTTATCACCAAATATACGACTATCATATGAAACAATCATACTATCCTTATTTTGTATGATAATTTCCATTAATGATTTTGATATGTTATTATATTCTTTTTCTGAATATTCCCCTTTATTAATAAAAGGTATGCAAACAAGTGATGAAGCACCTATTTTATCAGTAACAATCATATTTACTTTTCGTCTATCATTAATTGTTATGGTATCTTTATTACCATATTCATTTAATGGATAACGTATGTTGTTTCTAATAAAACCATCTATTTTTTTTATTGGGTATGTTACCTCCAAAAATTCCTTTCCTTGTGGGATGTTGTATAGACGTTGAAAATTTGTACAATTATCTTTTATAATGCCACTAATTATACTTCCATAAACATTCGCATAAGCTATTTTCCCATCTTGTCTTCCATTGTTATAACTAATGGGGAATTGTTCATTATTTATTGTTATTTCATCACAAATACCATCTTCTATGTAAATTTTATCATTATCATAAATAACGTACCTTCTTCCATTTTCATCAATATGAATTTCTAAATCATATTCAATATCACTTGGATAAGATATAAAAAAACTATCACCAACATTTAATGGTTGGGTGTCATATTTCATATAAACTATTAACTTATGAAGATTATTAGAGTTAATAATTCTCTCATGAATTGGTATTGTAGTATTTTGTATCTTGATAAATAATGGGATATTATGAAAATCAAACAATTCTTTACCCTCTATAATATCTCCTGATAAAGGAAATCTATCAGGAGATATTGTATCATTATTAATTGTATAAGCATCACACCAAATAGATTCATCAATCATCTTCTTATCATTTGATAAGTGTGTGACATTGATTTTAACACCTATTCTTTCTACACCATTATCATTTATTTTATTTAGGTGATATATCTCATTTTTATAAGTAAAATAAAAATCATATTCAGACCCTGTAATATCTTCAATGTCATGGATTATCTCATTCGGTCTATCAATCTTAAACTTTCGGACCTTTATATAATCTTTTTTATCGAAAAAAATAACATTTACATCATTAAAATACCCGTTATTATCACCATTAACAACAAATCCTTCATTATCATTTTTTTCTACATTATAATGCTTACCTTTATAGTCTATATACCCATTTTCAACCCATAGTGTCACAGGGATGTCTATTTTATCATCTTGTGTGACATTTATTCTATAGTTGGTTATATATTCTACTTTCCCATTATTATATTTGTTATAATATGGTAACAATATAAATTTACCACTATTATCTTCTTTAATATAAACATAATTATCGTTATAAACTATATATGAAAAATTAATACCATTTTCATTATAGTTTAAAATATCGTATGGAATGGTAATAGAAGCTATACCTTGTCGTATAGCCTCTATCCATTCTACTTTAACTTCCACTTTTTCATAAGAATTTTCTAAAATAACAGTATCACTTAAAACCTCTGAATCATCATATTCAGTAACTCCTGTAATATATGATAAGTCCTGCGCCAAATATAACTCTTTAAAAGGAATTTGTTTTAACTTATTATTTTGTTGTATCTTATAAGAATATTTTAACATTCTATTTCATTTGGATTAACGTAATTATTCTTTTTCTCTTGTGGTATTGCATTACCACTTGGGTCTTTTGGTGTTTGTGTTCTAGAAGAACCATATAATTCAAATGGGTCTTGACGTTTTAATTTCAAGTCGATTCTATTATTTATATAAAAAGCACCATTGGTAAATGGATAAACTTCAACATTTGAATTGTCATCGAAACCATTTGATAATAGATTTCTCCACCTAATAATACAATTACCATCTCTTGATATTTCAATATGGTTTGGTGCATCTATATTCGATGTCGTGAATAATCTAAAATTTATCTTTGTCTTAGAATCTGTTGCAGTGATTATTGGTATTTCACCAACTCCAACTGTTTTATTATCACCCATACCATCCTTATAAAATATACATATAAATTTACAATTATCTATAATTTCAGTAACTCTACCAACATAAAGTACAGATGTTGACACATTATACAAATACATTTTATACCCTAAACACAGATTATGGTCTTGAAGTGTATGTATTGTACATTTATTATTATCTTCAACGACCATTGTACGTATAGTTATAAAATCAGGTTGTATTTCATACATTGGTGATAATGTCTTTAAAGTAATTTGATAGTGTGGCTTATAATAATACCCTTCAAGTTTCTCACACGCTTTTATTTTTTTAAATGTTTTTACTGAAAAAGAAACAGGTAAACCATATTTGTCATTAATATGGTCCTCTATATCATAATCATCACTAATTATCTCATCGTAACTAAATTCTTTAAAATAATCGTATGATTTATCTTCACCACCGAATAATTCCCGTTGTGCTGTGTTAAATCTAAACTTAACATCATCAATTACAGTTTCTTGAAAGTTATTACCATCATAACACACAAAATCACCATAAAAATTAATATCTTCATCAAATATTATTTCATCTTCATCAATATTTGTTGTTTGTGTTCTATCATTAATTTTACTAATTGGTAACCCTCCTTTAACCCCATTATTTCTATTTAGATTATTAATACCAATCTCGCCTGCATACATCGCATCTTCACTCTTTGAAAATTGTGAAGATATTTTACCAAAACAGTGTGAGTATTCAATCTTTTCATTAGTAATATCTATGTCAGCACCCTTTATACCATACCACTCTTTATACCCTCTATTGTTTTTTACTATTGTTAAGTATATTTTTGATAATGGTCTACCAAGATTATCACGTAATCCTTCTGTTACAATATCATCTGTGTATACAATTTCAGCAATTGGGTCTGAATAAATATTCTTAGCAAATGCTAATTTTGATAAATGATTTTCAAAATCATTATTATTCTTTTGGTAATACTTTAATAATGAAGAATTACTATCATACAACTCATTTTCTGTGGGTCTTCTATCAGCAAATCTAAAATTTGGTAACCTTGAAAAAATACGAACATAATATTCACATTCAAATCCATCTGACACTTTTTTAAATGATATCTTCTGTGTATCAGGGTCTATATTCGCTCGTTTATTAACAATATGGAATTTATCTTTTGTTTTAATTTTTTCCAATATACTATTATTATTGATAACCCTATATTCTGTTCTATCAACATCAGATAACTGAACCCAATTATCACTTATTTTATGGTTATTATTACCAATAATAAATATGTAAGAATCAAATACACTTTTCACTTCAACATTATCTAATACTGTATCATCACCACTATATATATTTACTCTATCCCCAACTTTTAAACCATGTTTTGATATACAATAAAAGATAATTTGACTAAGACCATTATCAGACTTAGTGTGTTCATCAAACATTAATACTTTAACAGCACCTCTATGATAACCGTCAATATTAATTCCTTGTCCTATAAAATCTATACCATCAATTGTAGATGAACTTGGGTAAGTAATACAATATTCCCAATTCTTTTCAATCCTTTTTCTACTTTTATTATATTTTGGAATAAAATTATACAAATCTCTTCCTGGATACATATCAATAAAGTCACCTGGGTTTTTACTCAAAATAGTTCGATTGATTTCCATAGGAATTACATCTTCACCATCCATCTTATAGGTATCGATTTTTGAACCGTTATAAAATCCATACCACCCATTATATGTCTTTACCATTTTTTTATCAAGGGCTTCATCATAACTCATAATTTCATCAAATCTGTAAAGATGTAATCTCTTTCGTTTTAAGCCACCTGAAACGTTTGCAGAAATAGGATACATAATATCATCTATAATGTCACTACCATCACAACCTCTAACAAAATCTTCAATAGTGTTAAATTTATCATGTGATTCTTTATCTTTTTCATCATGTTGACAAACAGATTTAAAGGTGAGACTTCTAAGTATATGATTATTAAATATATCTTTACCACAATGATAAACTATATGTTTAGATAACTGTGTATCTCTAATTGCTTTAATAGTTCTACCATCTTTATCATACCAATCAATTAATTTATTTGATTTATAAAAAACACCATCTACAGTTTTATCTCCAACATTCCCATTCTCACCGTAATTTAATAAAGCCACGTCATCACTTCCTTCATTCGTTACAATCTCGGTAATACTATTATTTAACGCATTACTACAAATAGTATTTACCTGAAACGTTAAACGATAATTATTACAAAGATTTCTTTCATCTTGATATTGTTGTAATGTGTCAAAGATACCAGACACATCACTTTGTGGGAGAACTTTTCGTTTCCCACTTAGTGATACGTCAACTCCATAACTTTTATTGACATTTTCTTTGCTACGAAATCTATCTAAAAAAAACTGCATATTATTGTTTTCTTTTATTTAATCTTATTGGTAACTACTTTATAAACAAAACCACATGGGGATGTTATATAAATATAAAATGGTTTGTCGGTTACAATTTTATCACCTATTTCCCCAACATCCAAAGTAATAAGTCTCTGACCGTTATTATTTTCATATGTATATTTGTCTGTTGTAAATATACCACTAAAAATACTATCTGTAACTTCAACACCCATGTCATTTATTGTTTTAGTTCCCTCATGATATCTAATTTCAAAAGATATCCCTTCAGGAAATGTTAATGTAGCATTGTCTCTTGGGTTTATAAGTATTTTCATACCTTTCTCTCCTGGTTTCTCAAATGTTACATTAAAAGAACTACCATCTAATGGGTCACTGAACAACAAAACAGAAACATTTCTCTTAATATGGTCAGTTAATGATGCAAAATATTCTAAAGGTGCAACTATAAAACACTTTTTTCCTCCCACTTCAGTCTCAGTGTAAAATTCAGCATTTTTTATTTCAGAATCAAATGTTGTTAAAGGAGATTTGTTATTATCACCTAATTTATATAATGTGTTATTTTCACCATTATATCTAATTTTACTTTTTTCATATACTAAAGGTAGTAAATACTTAAAATTTTCTTCAATTTTATTTTTTAAAAGTTTTTTAAGTTTGTTCTTTGTACCACTATAAAAGGCATCAGAAATCCCATTTACATACTTATAATGCCCCATAAAATAAGGTAAACCAGCACCAGTACCTTTAAACTTTGAAAATCCCGATTCATCAATTTTTTTACTATTTTCATAGAAGTAAAATGTAGGTGGTCCTGGACATATTAAATTATCATCATCATAAGGTGGTGTTGAATACCCAAAACTAATATGTTCTCTTTTAAATGTAGCTTCACCTCCACCATCCTGTAATGCAAATTCAAAAGTGAAATCATTATCATCATCTAAACCAATATTTGTTGTTAATATATTAGAATATTTAATATTAAATCCAACAGTTTCACCAGCTTTGACTTTTCCATCAAGTTTCAATGTACCATCTTCCATCTCTTTAACAGTTGGTTCTTTATCATAAGCACAACTTGTTACTGATAAATTAACACTACTTCCTGTTATACCATATAAACCTATCTTTTGATTAAATGGGTATTTACTTGGAAATGTTTCATTATTACCATATGTGTAGTCAACTTCATTAGTATAATCAACATTATTAATTGTTAAATTATAAAAACGTCTTCTACTTTTAGTAGTTGCACCATTCCATCTCACATTTCCATCCGTATCATATGAATATTCTAAATCACCTGTTTCATCAATTATTGAATGTGTTGTTGGGTCGTAGTTTACTAATACACCATTTGTTATATCACCAACCATACAACCTTGCACCCAATCATTAGATTTATCTATAATTGCATCTGATTGTGATGAAGATGGACAGAGTACCGTTAATTTATAATCAATACGAGTATCAATAGTCATAAATCTAAAATATGGAATTGTATCTGTATTCTCTCCATAAACAGCCCTCCATGCGATATTCGGATTTCTAATATCTGTTAATCTATCTGTTTGTATTAGATAATTAGAACCTGGATATAATGTAGGTGAATCCCTTTTTGTTCCGTTGAAAGAATAACTTCCATTTGGTACACTTTGGAATTTCTTTCTAATATCAACTTGCGCATTTCGATTCTTAGTATTACCCTTCATCGCTGCATTTGCAGTAAAACCAGCAAAATATATACCTTGTTTATCTCCACCACCAATAAATGGGTTTAACTGACCATTAAAAGGTTTATCTTCCTTTTCAGCCTTATCGTAATTATCCCCAACAATATTAGGTAGATTATTAGATAATGGTATTGAATAAATTGAACCAAAAGTATATTCGGTTACACGTGCATCTTTATTTGATACATCAATATCTTCATAACGTGGACTTAAACTTCTAATCACAATAGGATGTTTACCACCTCTACTTTCAATATTTAATATCTTATTACTCTCATCATTAAAATATTGAACATCAAGAACATTGAATATATTGAAAAGCTTAAATGCAACCTTATTTAATGTATTTAATGTTTTATTTTCGGTTATATTAATATATTCTTCCCATTCTATATCATTTTGTGGAAATAAGTATGAACTTGGGTCATATGAAAACAACCAACCATTCAAACTACTTTTTGAGTTATCAATGAAATTACCATCCTTAGATATATCACCTTTACTGTTATAAAATTTACTACCTAACTTTTCATAAGGTGTTGTTTTATTAACAATTTCATGTTTACCCATTAACATTTTCAATGGGACTCTATTCATTAATATATCAAATGGTTCACCATTATTAATTTTAATTGATAAATTTTCCTTTTCACGAGCAACATGTTCATCATCTTCAACATTAGATACATATTGACTATCACAATCTTGATATATACCAATATTGTAACTATCTGGGTAAAATACATTAAAAATTGCTTCCCTGAAAGAGTTAACTATAAAAGTTTTATTATCACCATTCTTATCAACAACAGTTATTTCATAATCACCTCTGACAAGTTCTACTAAGTTATCCTCTTTATTACCACTAATATCAGAATATGATAAATTAGCATATTTTCGTCCATTTAATGGAGAAATATACATTATAACTTTAGCGTGTTTCTTTTTTTCTTGTGTGATATAATTAGTTACACTCAACTCATAAAAGACTGTTCTATCATCTATAACGTCACCAAAAAGTTCTTTAGCAACTTGAGGTATTGTTGCTAATCTTTTAACCGCATCTTCACCATCGATAATATATGTATCTCCATCAATAGTTACACCTGAAACTGTAATGTTACCATAGAATTGGTTATCAACAATGTAATCTTTAGATGTTTCATTAATGACAGCAATCTCACGATTACGTGTTTTTTCATCTGAAGCATTGCTGTATGGGAATACATATTTCGCACCGAGGTCTTCCTTATTATAAATTAGTGATATATTATTATCTTCTAAATTTATTGTTTTGGTTAATGATTTACCATTAGCATCTGTTACTTTAATTTTATATGTTCCATTCTTGATAAGTTTATCAGCATAAAAACCTTGTTTAATACTACTATCACTACCAATTATTGGTGTACCATCATCCTTCACTTCACAACCAATACCAATATATCTATCTACATTATCCTCCATTATATCACCTATTAATTCTCCATAAGCATTATATACTGAATAAGTATATGGTGTTGCAATACCATCAACATCTAAAATCATATATGCAAAATCTTCAGGTTCTTTAGGACAACTACCTAATGTTTTAAATTTATATGATATATTAAATGGTTTTTTAGAATTTTGATAACATTCTGAATAAAATAATTTATTAAATTTATCAATTGCAGTGCTACCTGATTTTAAACCAAAATAGAAATAGAATGAGTTATTATATAATGGGAAACTAATACCATTATCACTTCTATTATAAAAGTGCCAATTAGATGGTTTTTCATTACCATATCTAAATTCGGTATACGCTTTATCGATATTATCATATTCACCTTGTTGGAATGTATTTCTATTTACATATCTATCAATTGATGATTGCATTTTACCATCAAAATTTAACGGATATAGGAACTTAAAACGATTAAAATTATAACCTGTCTTATTATCAGTGACATAATTTTCTACTCTTGGGACAAACCCAACATGGTTAAGCGTTGCAAACATCGCTCTTGCCTCATAATCATCTAACTCCAATTTGGTTATCATTCCATCAGGATAAAATTCTCCCCACTCTTTACCACTTGCTCCATATTGAGTTCTAAATAACATATCATTGGTAACACCAAGTTCACTCATTCTCTCTGCATTAATACATGTCTTTGGTGCAGTTGAAATACTTGTACAACTTAAGTCCATAAACAGACCTTTACGGTATTTAACTTCATCATCCTTATGTGCTTTATTACCCCAATCCATACCTGTAACAATATAATTACCAGTATCTTCTGTTGGTCTATCATTGTTCGATGCTTTAGAGTCTTCATCAGTTATATATTCTGATACAGTAGCAATTGCAGGTACATTTGATGTTGTACTTGGTAAGCTTTTAAATAATTGTGGTACTCCATGTAAATCGTTTTCAGATAAACTACCTAATAAAATAATATCAGTAGCGTATAAACGCACATACTGTAATGGACTTGTAATTTTTTCAACATTTTTGACGTTATTACGTGGAACTCCTGGTGTGTAATAATATATGTCAAGACCATCTTTATTCTGAACATTCTTTATTATACCACCACCTAAATTAATATAGTCACCACTTTTATGAATTCTTCCAACACTTACATTTTGTTGTGGACGGAGAGTGTTTTTTGTTGGTGTGTCTTGACCTCTTAATGAAGCATAACTTAGTTTACAAGCACTTGTAAGTGTTAAACGTTTATAGTATCTTGAACAAGAACAAAACTCATTTTTAGCACTTGAATGGAATAATCCAAATAAAAATGACCTCTTTTTTCTCTTTCTCCATCTCCATAAAGGCATATATAGACACCCATTTATCCAATCATTATAAAAGTCTGTTTTAGCAATTTCATACTCAACAGCTAAATTTTGTTGGATTTTATCAAGCATTTCACTATTATTTGACTTCTTCTCACAATTTCTATCCATACCTTCAGGACAGCTTGCTTTATCGCAACCCCTATGACGGCTATTCCCACAATCACAACCTGGATAATAAGCTGTATTCCCTTCTCCTGCTAAACCAGCACCAAAAGAAATACACCCAAAAGGTATATACTTAGTGAAATCTAATAATTTAACACCTAAAATTTTAATAGTAAAAATGTAATCCAATAACACACTCAATATAGTATTCACAACACTAATTACAATCATCATTATAGAAATCAACTCACATACTGCAATGTATGTAAAATGTAATTCAAAACGAAGATTTGAAAAAGGTGCTGGATTTTGATTTGTTGTTAAATTACTTGACTTAATACCACTATAATTCTTTGTTGTATTACGTTTAGCTGTTTGTATTCTTGGAACATAATTTTTAACACTATAAACCTTGTTCCAATACATATCTCGAAAACAATTATCAGGTGTAGATGAACCAAAAGCAAAGTATCTTTCCAAATCCTGACCATTTTCAACGGTTGGTATTACATACTCTTGTCCTGTAAGCATTTCAGGATTATTAGGTACTAAGTACTTTGCCGTATGTCTTGAAAATCCCTCATCTCCAGTTTCATGTTTACTAAATCTAAAACGTACTCTTGTTCTTGTTGGAATACCCTTATTAGGATTATTGGTTGGTACAATATTTCCGTATTCGTCCGTACCAACATAATCAAGATTCATTGGTATTTGATAACAGAAAACACCATCTGCATCAATAAGTCGATTTCCTTGTATTTGAATTTCTTCAGTAAGTCCATCTGTAGTTTTACGAATCATCTCAATCGTACCCTCTCCTGCAACCATTTGTCTGTTGTTACCGTTAGCCACAGTAGGACTACATCTGTGTTCTATAGCATTAGTAGAGTTATCACTAATAATAGAACCCATAAAAACACATGTAGGTTCAAATTTATATTGAATTTGAACATCTGCTCTCGTAATAGCTACAATACCATTATCTTTGTCACCCCAAAAAGGATAAACATAAACACTTCTACCTTGTGAAAATATTTGAGCAAGGTTATCTAAGTTAGTACTACTTTTAAATTGTGAGGCATTATCAAATTGTGTTACATTATAGCCTTTATATTCAAAATCTCTTGGCTTTTGTGATAAAATACCAATATCAGAAAGGTCTATATCAACATGTATTTGTTGATTTCCAACAGGCACACCAAATAACATGTAATCACCAGCTTCATTGGTAACAGTTGTATATTTCCAATATTTATCATATACCTCAAGATAGATATCATTATCAAGCATATATGTTTTATTTGGGAATGTACCAACCACAGTGTAACATGAACCTTCCCCCTCATCAGGTAAAAGATTATAACGTCTCTCATCACTATCTTTTGATGTGGTTGTAGTATAAGGGTATATGTTACTTATCTCTTCATCCTCATCAGCTGAACGTGCAATAAAAACAGATACTTTTGCATTAGGAATACCAAATGCATCATTAGCCAAAACTCGTCCGACTATGACACCATAGTTAGACGAGTGTATTCTATAGGCGTTTTCTTGGCTCATATTTAATGACAAGACTTCCATCATTTCAAAGTCTTGTTTCATATTCACCTGCAAAACAGTATCACTATTTATTTTGGTATTAACTCTTATCTTCTTCTCCATCTTTTATACCAAGAATTTTCTTCAAAAACTTATCTGAAAAATTAAAATATGCTTTTCCTTTAAATGCAATATTGTAAATCACGACAATTAATATTAATGGTATTAACACCACACTTAACAATAATCCAATACAAAAGAATGTAATCTTCTTTAACATTCTAATAATAAATTCAAAAATTGATTCATCTGTTGGTGTTGTACCAAGTTGTTCTTTTAAATCAACTATTCTTTTACAATTACAACTCATAAAGTTTTAATTCATAACATTTATTTAACTTTTGCTCTAACCTGAATATCTGTAGCTTCATCAAGTATTTCATACATCGAATTATAATCCCCATAGAGTACTTTATCTGAAGCAGTTAAATCAAGTTCTTCTGCAAATGAACCATCTGAATTTAACTTAAATCCAAGTCTATTAGATGGATTACAAGATGAGGTTTCAATATATCTTGGTAATGGACATTTATCAACGCTATAAGAGCCGTTATATATATTCCATACTCTTAACTCTATAAGGTTTAAAACACCATCAATTTGACTTATTGACTTTTCTAAATCACCAATAAAAATATCCTCACCCATATCATGTTTTCTAACATCCATATAGTCAGATACCATACTAATTACAGATTTAACAACATTGGATGTATTATAGTTTTTATCAACAAAAATATCAATTGAGAAACCAATATCATATATTTTACCACTCTTAACTTCAATATAATCATTGATTGTTTTATATCCTTCCAAATAATTAATAACATTCTCTACTAATGTTTGTGGTAGTGCTGAATCTAATTTACCATCAGCATTCATACCAAGGAAACTCATCTCAATTTTATTGTTATTTTCAATAACCATTGTTCTAAAAGGTGCTCCATATCTTGATGGCATTTCTGCTAATCTTGATTTGTAGTCCTTTGTTGTAACACATCGTCCTTGTGAACCTGTATTATACTTAACAAGATATTTAATTTCTTCAGCTGATGGTGCATCTTTACCAGCGACAGCTGTACTAAGGTTTGTTACTTTAAGTGATTGAATAACTGAACCTTTAGTTCTACCATCTAATCCTGAAACATTACCGAAATTGAAATTAACAGTAGATACTGAATTGATAGAACCTGGACCTAAGTTTGTTTCTACACCTCCACCAACTCTATACATAATAAACATTGTCCAACCTTCCTTTGGAAGTACACCAAGCATATCATTGTTTATTATCTTTGATGCTTCATAGTCAGCAAAAGTTGTTTGCATATCTGGCACATTATCATATTTTACACCTGCACCAAAAATAACTTTTAAATATCCATTATCAGTATATTCTGTAATAAATTTTTGGGTTAATGGTTTCCATTCACCTCTATAATATCTACTAGTTCTTACAGTACCTTTATTTGTTGTTTCTGTATAATCATCGTAAATCATAGGATTATACCTATCTTGAATAATATCAGAATTAGATAAGTAATTAACCTTAGTACCCCAACGATATTGTTCTGTCAAACTATCACATTCAAAATAACGATAAGTTGTTACAGCTTCTTTTGAAAGTCTAAATTCTTCTGCATCAATATAATACTCTGATAATTTAGGGTTATCTGTATAATCTGATGTTTCTTTGAAAATTATAGATTCTACATTCATCACATCTGTTTCAGGTAAAACAAATTCCATAAAAGGTTGTAAATCAGAAGAACTAATAACTTTTTTATAAACACGTGTACTACCATTTCTAACTATAGTAGTTTTTTTAATAGTGTACCCATTAATATTGCCATTGGTATCTCTATTTGCTATCATATTTCTATTAGAAATACCTTTTGAATTAAATTGTTCACCAAAATTAACATCTTCACTTAATTCAAAATTGAAATTACCAGCTGAAACAATACTTCCCATTGTTACTATTGGCGCATAATTCCAATTTGGTTGTGATATATTTTGTGGGCTAACAGGTAAAACTACACTCATTTCTACTTCACACATTGATGCCTTTTTACCTGGTATTTTAATACCATTTGTTCTTGCAATATTTAATAGCGTACTTTTTAAATTAGCACTATTAATATTTGTCTCTTGATACATTCTATCTGTATGGTAAGAAAGGTCATCACCAACAGCACTCATCAAATCAATAAACCAAGCACCTACACTTGAATCATTGAAATCATCTGAAACTTCAGGGTAATACTTATTACTAAAAGAGATTAACTCACCCTTTATATCTTCAAAAGTTCTTGCTAAATAATTAATTTTCTTATCCATAAATTATAATTGTACAACCATTTTATCACTAACACTTTTATTACCTGAAATAACTGTATAATCAACTCTTACATAAATTTCAAGGTCATTATCTACATTTTTAACTATCTGTATATCATCAATTTTCACATTATTAACCCATCTACTCACTGATTCCCTAACTTCTGTTTTTACTGATTCCCAAGTAGTTGTATCATTTGGGTCAAATATATACTTAATTAAATCAGTACCAAACTCTGGACTTCTAAGACGTTGTCCTTTGGGTGTAAAAATAACATGCATAAGCTGACTTCTTACTTTACCCTGCAAAGAATTATTCAAATCAACATAAAAATGCTGATAGTCTGTTGCTGTAATAGGGTATCTTATACCAAAATATTGTTTTTTTGCCATTTATTAGATACTTTATTTAATATAATTAGTTCAATTGTGGTTTTTTAAAAGACAAAATTATCAATTTAATACCTAATATCACTATATAAAAATTAATAAATAAAATACCATTTTAAACAATTATTCTTTTATAATAAAATAATTTACAAAGATAGAATAAAACAATAAAAGGATGCAATTTGCATCCTTTTATTATACTCGAAGAATCCATCAAGTGTGCTGTGCAAATGAGAAGCCTATGGATTCATGTCTTTTTTTTAAGATTTAAATAGAAATTAATTCAATTTACTTTTAATAAAATTTCCATCTTCATCTTTTTCCCATATTATTTGGTTTTCAGAACCTTTAAATGACAGTGATATATTTCTTTTACTTTCAATATATCTACCATCCACTAAAACATCTATCAATGGAAGAATAGTCTTCCTGTAACAATTCTCAATATCTTTCAGGGTATAACCTGTATAGCACCATATATCCTTGTTTGGAAACCTCTCTCTAACCGTCTCACACAGCATTTTCACTTCGTTAAAATAAAAACCAAGTGGGTCTCCTCCTGATAAGGTCAGTCCCTTGATATAGGGCAAAGACAGAACCCTGAATAGTTCTTTCTTATCCTCTTCTGAAAATAGTCTACCTGAACCTTTGTCCCAAGTATTCATATTATGACATCCTTGACAGTGATGTTCACAACCTGATACCCAAATCGTTACTCTACATCCATTTCCGTTATTCACATCGGGATAACTTATACCATTAATCCTCATTGTGTTTATTATAAATATGACAGAGTGATGAATTATATCACTTCTGCCATATATTTTTTTAAAAAGATTTTATATGTTTTATTCTATCTTTAGTTTCACATTGTTTACCTGGGTTGAAATCCGTTAGATAATCACCTGTAAGATAGCCAGTAACACGTCTTAAACGAGATATTTTATCACTTCCACATGATGGACAAGAACCATTAATTTCACCTGTATATCCACATTCTACACATGTATCATTTGGTACATTTACCGCAAAGTATGGTATATCTTTGTCCATTGCATAATTAACTATTGTTTCAAGTGCTTCTATATTATTCTTAGTTGAAGATGGAAGTTCAACATAAGTAATACAACCTGAATTAGAATAATTAACCAATTGTGATTCTATATCAATCTTCTCAAATGGACTCATCTCCAACCATACTGGAACGTGCATAGAATTTGTAAAATAATTCTTCTCGTGTTTTTCAAACTTGGTAGTTCCATCACTATTAAGAATTAGATTACCATGTTCATCCTTTAATGGTTTATTAATGTATGTTACATTCTCAACATCACCATACTTAGATTTAAATTTTGTCATAGCAGTATAACAAAGATTTTCAGCAGGTGTGTAATACACCCCAAAATTGAGTTTATATTTCTTCTTATAGTCAGATGCTTTTTTATTGAATGTTGATTCAATATCTTTAGCTAATTCCATACCTTCATTACTTGTATGGTCTTTACCGATAAGTATTTGAAGTGCCTCAGCAAGACCTAACTGACCAATAGCCAAAGTTCCATGTTTTAATGCTGATTCAATACCTTCCTCTTTCTTGTAACCATACATTGTACCATTCTCCCACATAAACTTAGCAGCAGAAGCACTTTGATTACACATATGTTTATAACGTTCAAGAAGCATATCTTTAGATTCAGATATTTTCTTTTCAAGAAGCTTTATAAATTCTTGTTTTATATCACCACCATCTGCAATAGACTCCTTGACTTGCATGGCAAGTGTTGGAAGTATTATTGTTACAGGTGCTAAGTTTCCACGTCCGTCTTTCATTTGTGGATTAACACCTTCTTCAGCATTAATATCATACCCACTATATGTGCGACAATTGTGAGTTACCGTACCATCGTCTATTAAATAGAGTCTATCACCGTCTAACTCAAACCCATAGAAATCACCTACTCCAAATTCTTCGATTGATATTGTTGAAGTATCAAAATTACGTATAGAAGTAGAATTTACACTTCTTTTGTGTTCCATTAACAACTCGTCATCAAATGAGTGTATGTTTAGATGATAATAAGGTTTTAATTTAGAACCCTCACATATACCTGTTCCAATACATTCACCCCTTGCTTTGATTATATTAGTATTATAACCAAGTGAGTTTGCAATTTTCTTTGCACCTTCTATTAGTGATAAATTCGTGTTACCAAAACAAACACTCTTTCTACCTCTTCCATTACGTGCCCATCCATCAGTATTGATAAGACCAGCTAATAATTCACTTCTTTGCTTCTTAGAGCCAAAGAAATACTCCTCTGGTATATGCTTGTTATCAATCAAATTCAATTCCTTAAGTGCTTTTCTAAAAGGATTTGACTCATGTTGTTTATCTTTATCTGATATCGTTACAGCATAGCATTTCTCTCCATCTTCGTCTATTTTTAGCTTTCTTCCTATTGATAACGCATAATCCTCTAAGTCTTTAATAATTTTTTCTTCGTTCTTATTTACACTGAATTTTGCTCCATTCTTCAGTCCATCCCCTAACCATAGACCTAAAATGTAAGGTGGAATTTTAAAATCTTTTTCATCTAATTCATAAGAAGATTTATATCCTTTGAAGAATCGTCTTGAACTTTCTGGTATTTCCAAAAAGTCATGTAAACGAATATTCATAATATCACCTTTCTTATAACCTTTGTATTCCCTTGAAGCTGTATATTTAAGTGACAAAACATGCCCTTCATTTACAATATACGATTCTGCTCTACTCTGATTAACTTTAAAAAGTTTATCATTTCCTCTTATCAAGGATTCAACAACTCTCGTTTGTCCGTTAACACCCATTAACTTATCACCTACCTTAACATCTTGAACCATTTTTCTTGTTCCGTCTGCCATTACTATAGGTGTATCTTTTGCATGACACCCCATTGTACTTGTATATGTTCTTGGGTCATTTTTATCATATCCCTCATTTATAGACCAATCAACATTTACATAATTAGGATAAATTCTTTGGGATGTTGACTTAAGTGCTAACTTATATAAATCGTAGTTAGGGTCTCCTGGTTCTCTATTTACACCTTTCATACATTGGAATATATTGCAAGGGAAAATAGCTGTCTTATGGTGTTTACCAACACCTTTTAATGAACCATATAATAAAGCCCTTGTTATCAAACGTCCTTCAGGAAGTGTACATGTTCCGTAATTAATTGATGTAAATGGTAATTGATTTCCGCTTCTACTTTGAAGTGTGTTAAGGTTATGATACATACCTTCAACAGCTTGTGACAACTCTGTTAAGGTATCATAAAGTGCACTTTGATACAACTCACCATCTAACTTATCTTTATTATCTAAAGTAAAGTCTTCTTCTGTTAAACCTGTTTCAGTAAAGAATTTTTCTTTAAACTCTTTTACTGTTGTTCCTAAATTATTATCATCACTATATAATGATATTACATCAAGATTCATAAATACATTAGAACGCTTTATATAAGCATTTATGTAATGTTTCATAAAACTTTTTCTGAAATATCTCACCATAGTCCAATCAATATGTGTAGCACTGACACCACCAAATTGTTGTAATGATTGTAATTGGAATATAACAGCTACTAATTGAAATGCAGTATTAAGAGAGTTTGCTGGTCTTACATCTGTTTGTTTTGTATAAAAACCATTACCTAACAAATCATCAATAGGACTTGATAAGCAGTTTGTCATACCAACAGCATAAGAATCGAGGTCATGAATGTATATCTCATTATTTTCATGATTTCTTCTTGCTTTTCTGCTCATACAATTGTCTAAAGCATAATTTTTTGTCACAATGCGACTAGCTTCACCCATACGACCACCAAAAGAATATTCATCAACATTTGCATTTTGGTTTTGTACATTTTGTGCAAGAAGTTTTTTCTCTATATTTTTTATTAATTTACTCTGACTCTCTCTTACTAACTTATGAAGATAACGATATATAATATATGATTTAGCAACTTCAGGATATTCAGATGCCATTAAACATCGCTCTACATTATCCTGTATTGTTTCAACCTCTACTGTTATATTACTATTTTCATCATATGTGTTTTTCAAACATTCAATAACACGTGATACGCCTTCCTCTTTTACTTTATCAAAAGTGTCTTTGTGTACTTCCTCTATTTCCTTACGGCAAGAATCAAATGCACTACTTACAGCTACACGTATTTTAGTGAAATTGAACTGTTCAACGGTTTTATCTCTTTTGCGAACTAACATTATATTTTATTTCTAATTTATTATTGAAATAATGATATCATTTATTATTTTAACAACGTTGTTTTAATAAATATACCTACTTTTTTAATTAGTTTAAAAAAATCTGACCACTTTTCTGCAACATACAGATTATCAGTCAGATTAAAAAAAATATTTTTTTTGAACCATATTTTTATATATCACTAAAAACTTTTTTGGCAAGATTTTCTGCGAAATTTTGCTTTTTAACTTGTTTTTCTTTGTCCCATTGAGACAAACTATCTACAACACTAACATTATCGCAAGATATTCTACAAGTACCATTATTAAATTCGACACCATCAAATACTTTTCCTGCCTTACCTGCTCTATTTTTTAAAATTGCAATAGTAGCTTTATTATCCTCAATATCTTCAATTGTACGGGCAATAGACATCACAATATGAGCAACCTGAATTTTTTTAAATGAACCACCTGCTTTATCCATGGTTACAAGTTCCGCATTAACAGAATCCTTTGTACCTTGTAATGGAATCCACATAGCAATATCTAATTCACCTGCCATTGCTTCAAACTTACGCATTGTCTTACCTTCTCTACCCCATTCATCTTTAGCATCACCAACATGTTCAAGACATTCAAAATAATCAACAATAACCATATCAGGTCTAAAACCTGAATTTATCTGTTTCTTAATATGACGTTCGATATCTAAAGCTGTTTTTTCACCACTTTGAAATTTAACAATACGTAAATTATTATCTAATAAAGGGTAATGTTCTCTATAATGAGATACTTGTTCCTTTACCATTGTAATGTAACTATCCTTACTAAGGTCTTTTGATTCAATGTTTGTTATACGTGCAATATGTTTACGTTTTATTTGCTTTTCTCTATCTTCAAATACAATTTGTAATACTTTAAAACCACATGATGCTGCATGCCCTGCTATTGCAGTTGTCATTGATGTTTTTCCAAAAGATGATGGACCAATAATAACACCAAGTTCTTGTTTACCAAGACCACCTTCTAATGTTTCATCAATTGCATCAATACCTGTTGGTATTGGTTTACGATAATCATCTGATAGGGTATCACCAATATCATCAAATACACCTGAACCCATATCATTTGGTTCACCAATATTTATTGCTTCATTTAAGATATTAATTACTTCTTCACACTTATCAGTTTGTCCATTACCAATAAGTTTCTGTATCTGACTTGTTAATAATAAGATACGTTGCTGTTTAAAGAATGATTTTGCTCTATTCTGAACATATTCAGCACCGTCTGATGGTGTTTCTTTTACTTTTTCTACAAGAGCAATATATTCTTGTCTTTGTATATCATTATAAGCTTTATCACGTAGTAGTACCTCCATCATATCATATGATGGGTGAATATCAGTTTCTTCGTAATACTCCTTTAATACACCTACAAAAACCCTTAATAGTGGGTCTGTAAACTTGTTTTGTTCTATTGCCCCATGTAGACTACAGAAAAAGTCTTTATCAGCCATAAACTCATGAACAAGCTTATACTGATAAGTTTCACCAAGAAAACCTAAGTCTGCATCTTTTTTAATTTCCATTTTATACTTTTATTTTTTAGTTGAAACATCATAAATGAAATATAATGTAAATACGTAGAACTCTTATTTATAAGATAAAAGAAATTCTTATAAACTATATATTATAAATCAAAACAAAATAAATTACATACACACAATAGTATACAGATAATTATAATATATATTCAAGTTCTACGTAACACATAATCTTCTTTCTATTTTACATAAAGCGTATCAAAATACTCTTTAGTTTTCTTACGATATTTCTTCTCTAAATCTTTAATATATTCCATATTGTCTGCGTGGACATTAAATGAATACTTCTTGTATTCATTAGAACCTTCCGATATGCGATATATATCAGATTCATAAAAGTCTTCCAATGGGTTTTTTTGTTTTGAACCTTCTTCTTGAGAACAAAGTTCACAAACCATATCCATAATTTTTGTTAGTACATCAGGTCTTCCCATAATCATCGCTTTCTTCACCTCTTGGTCAAATGATAAACGAGTATTATTATTAAAGAACTCTTCTTTTGGATAAACAAATGTTTGTCCGTCTTTTGATGTAACTCTAACATACTTATTTACCAAATCCACCTTGTCTCTGATAGCCTTTGGATATGCACGACCATCCCAAATTCTTGTAATAACAGGTCGTTTACCATCACTGAAAACAATTTTAAATGTATAAGTCCATGGGTCAGAAAGAGGTTCTGTAAATTCCTCCGTAACATCTCTTGGGTTGTAATAGAAGCTTGTATATAAAATACTCTTCATTTTCAACTCATCATCAACCATTCTTACAACATCATCCACTGTTTCTTTGAAATCAGCTGTATTCATTGAACCTTCAATGAAAGCAGGGATTTTAAAATTTCTTTTACAAATTAAATTGTCATTCACAAAAATAGAGAAACCAAAACGATTCTCTTTGTACTCTTGTTTATTTTCCATTAAAATAATACTAAAAAAATAAAAAACTAAAATTAAATACTCTCTGAAACTAAATTAACAACTTCTCCGACCTTTTCGTCAAGAACCACTTTTGTCATTCCTCTTTTACCTTTAATAGTCTTACCAAACCCACTTTTTGTTAATTGGTCATGACTAATAAAGTTACCAACAGTTTTAATAAACCTATTGGTTTTTAAACCTTTTCTAACTGATGAGGTATAACTTTTATCCCTATCATCTAAAGTTAGTTTCTTTGATAAATGACTCTTTAACTCAAGAGTTGTAGCGGAAAAACCGTCTTTAGTCGCTAAAAACTTAACCACATGAGGTAATAATGCCTTCTCACTCCACATAATTTTTACTTTTATAAAATATTGTTTGTTTACTCAATGCAAAGATACAATATTAAACCAATTAAACAAAAGAATTAAGAGGTTTTTTTAAAAAAATCTTGCTCTGTTTTCATAAGTCGTTCATACATACCAAATAATGAACCAAATTTAACTTCATCTAACAATACATTCATTGTATTTTCGGTTATAATATTATATACATTCTTAATTGTTCTTTCACTTGGGTCTATTGGTGCGCCAATAGTACTTTTCAACTCCTCTAACGCCTCTTTAGTTAACATAGGTGTACTCAAATCAACTATCGCTTTATTTATTTCAAACAAACGTTTACCTTGACACCCATCTGTTACTTGATTAATGATATTTTCAAGCGTTTTGAGAGGTTTTTTCTTTGCTGATAACCTTTCTTCTATTAATTCCTTAGAACGCTCTACAATCGCTTCTAAAGTGGTTTTTTGTGTACGCATTTCAGGGAAGAGTTTTAATAGACTTGTTTCACCTAACCCCTTTACACCTTTAATATTATCAGATTGGTCACCACAAAGTATTTTCTCTAATGTAATATTTTCATGTGTAATCCCTAATTCTTCTACTGAATTATTTGGGCTTATAGCTTTTTTCTTTCTTGGATTATATACGCAAATATCATCTTTTATTAATTGTGTAATATCCTTGTCAGATGAAACTATAACTACTTTTTCATTTTCTTTTTTCTGTTGACAACAATATGCAATGATATCATCACCTTCTACATCATCAAAAATATATTGTCTAACAAATAATTCATCCAAGATTTGTTGTATAATCCCTCTTTGTCTTTGAAATGATTCATCATCTGTTTCACCTCTAACTGTTGCTTCTTGTCTACCATTTCTTGATGAAAGTACTTTTTTACAGAAATTGTTAATATATTTATCGTATTCACTCGTTCCACCATCAAATTGATAGTTTTTACCTCTATTTGCCTTATAATCAGGGTATATATTATATCGTAAAACCCCACTCATATACCCATCCCAACAGACAGTACAAGAAGAGAAATCTCTCATTTTAAGAATGTTACCCAATATTCTTAAGAAATTATATACTCCTCCATATTCCTCTCCTTTATCATTTAATAATGATTTATTAACCAATGATATTTTTAATAAATTATTACCATCGACAATTAATGTGTAAATTACTTTTGACGTGTCTATATTATTTGCTTTTGCAATACTTTTTCTTATTACTTGCTTCATATAATATGAATTTTTTACAAAGATACATTTTTTATTTTATATATAAAAATGGAGAGATTAAAAAAACCCCTCCAAATAAATTATTTTACATAAAAACCTCCAAGTGGCTTTTGTTGTAATACTTTCATTAAATTGTCAGTCAATGTTGATTGTTTTTCCATGATATTCCACGGAAGCATTTCATCTAATCTCTTAACAAGAGCATCCATTGTATTCTGTTTTTCAGTCTTACCAAGTTCAAGTAACATATTATAATCCATTTGCATTTCTGCTTCAGGGATTTTAACGCTACCTGAATAAGTACCACGAATAACACCAAGTGTTATCATAGCCTCAGCTGTAAGTAATTGACGTATTGTTTGTTGGGTTGCGTAATTCATTAATTCATAACGCATTTCATCTAATGGTACTTGGTCTGGTGTTATTAATATGTCATCTTTATTCTGTATCATACAATCTGTTACATCACCATCAGAACCTACATCATAATAGGTATACCAACAGTAACAATTAGCATATTTATTCCAACCCCAAGTGTCATCAGCAGCAAGACCACCCATCATGTTAGGTGAACCAGGTGTAGACATCAAATGAACAAGGTGCGTACCATTTGGTCCTGCGGTGACTTTATATGCCAAATCACCTCTTAGTAGTGAATTTTTATATTTTAAGTCAGCTGCCATTAAAGCCGTATCATAAGCCGAACCAACATAGAAACCAGTAATACCCATACCGTTTCCCATGTTACCATATTGTCCATATCCTCCAGCTATACCTGTATCAAGAGTACCTAAATTACCATATAAAGCAGCCTTTGTCGTTGATGGATTTACATATAATACTTTATTGATTTCCCTCCCTGCTGGTATTACGTATACTTGTTTACCCTTTTCTATTTGAAAGAAATCTTTTTTGAGTTCGTAATTACCTCTTTGTTGTAAACCAACTTCTCTAGAAAACCAATAAGAGAAATCCCTTGACCAATCCATTGTTCTAATTGTTAAAGCGTATGCAACATCAGATGGGTTACTAAGTAATGTTTTATTACCCATCAAGTTCAGCCATTGTGATTCAATCACCCAATTTTGGACTTTCTCAGCATAATCACCTATTGCAACTTCCAACAAATCACATAATTGATTATCAGTCAACTGAACTGCCCTAACAGGTGCACCTAATTTCGTGCGTACCGTCTTAAAAAGTTTTTGTATTTCAGGTGTAATTGTCATGTTTATATATCTTTTATAATAAATATAAACAAAAAATAAATGGAGAGAATTTTTTATATTCTCTCCATACTTTTACATCTCTTCTGTTTCTTCTTCAGTAAAGATTACATCTTCAGGTACAACTTTATCGATATCAATATCGCTACTATTTTTTGCACTTTCAAGTTTCTTTAATAGTTCCTTTAATGAAGTCTTCTTATACTCATCCAAATCATCTTCACTAATTATTCCATTATGAACACAACAGAATGTATTTTCTCTTAGAATATTCCATGGACTTGGTAATTGGTTTTTAATACCTTTAATCTTAGTAATAATACCATAATTAATGGTTTCACCTTTATATGTACAAGTAAGTCGTTTTGTAGATGCTTTAGCAACGCCACCTACATGTAAAATAAGACGTGCGCCATAGTAAAATGTTTTACCACCCTTATATTCAATTGATGCAGCACCACCCATTGAGTTCATAGAGTCATTCCAAATTTTATTAACACAGAACATTGTATTTGTATACTCACATCCAACACTCTTTGATGATGGTATTCTATTATTAATAATATTACTAAATGCTTGAGAGATAGCACCTGCATCAAACATATTATTACCTGTCTTACTTGTATAAGACTTGTAAGAACCGATAGAACCAATTGAATCCCAAATAAAACACAAAGGCATTTTTAATTTACCCTCGTCTTGTTTATCCAATAAATCATTGATTACATACGCAATATCCTCTAATACAGCTTGTTTTCTCTTTGTTTTAGTCTGTTTACCTGTTGAATAATCATTCATACCGCACATATCAGCCAAAACAACACTATTATAATATAAGAAATATCCTCGGTAGTCAACAATTGCATTAGGTATAATTTCCCCTGTTTCTTCATCAACTCTTTCACCTAAAACTTCCTCAAATTCCATTCCACAATCTTTTGCATAACTGAAATCAAAGTTATTTTCTGTGTCAAATATAACTGGAAGAATACCTTGTCTTTGACATGCTGCAACAATACAATTAACCAAAGTACTTTTACCTGTGTTTGACCAACCTCCAACAATACTAAGATACCCTAAAGGAATACCAGGTAATTGTGTTGCTTCCTCAAACGCTTTATCTAAAACAATAAACTCTAATGGCTTTTCAGCACTTGATTGACGTGTAACTGTCTTCTCATCTGCAAAACCAGCAATTGAGCGAATATCAGTTACTGTTGGTTTTGCAAACCCTTTCTTTTTGATTGCTTGTTTCATTTATTTCTTTTTTAAATTAAAATGGTAAATCATCATCTTCATCAGTATCTTCAACTAATGGTTCCTTTGGTAGGTCTGATGGTATTTCAAAAGCTTCGTTATTAACAGGTGTTAAATTTTTATTTAAATCATCTTCTTTTTGTTGCTCAACAGCTTTAATAGCTTCATCCTTAGCAACATAAGTATTTGTTTCTTTATTAAAGAATGGAACACCGCCTTGAACTATAATCTTCATGTAATCATATGGTTTAAATGTAAAAACATCTTCCCATGTCTTTGTATCATTAATCCATGATAAACCTTGTTCAACGTTTTTTGTTAATGGTATTCTTTTTACTGAATCAACTACTTTATATGTTAATTTACCATCTGACCCTCTACTAACTTCCACTTTTAAGTCGTGTCCATTATTTAAATCAAAAATATTAAAATCTTCACCATCTTCTAAAGCATCATCATGACGTGTCTTATAAATAGACATCATTTGGTCGTAAATACCTTGCTTCTTACTTGAATTGTTAAATAACCAAAACTTAACTCCATCTGCTTCGTTATCTCTATCAATACATCTCACAACCCAAGCTTCTTTCGCTTGGTCAGCAAAGGCAACATCACCATATTTCTTCTTTTCTGATGCATCAACTGCATTACGTTGCATTTCACGAGCACTTTTTGAAACTTCACAGATTGGACATGGACCATTTTTTTCGTTTTTATGTGGGCATGGTAGCATTTTCCAACCACTACTTGCAACTTCTTTGTTTACACGAATAGAATGAATCCAAACCTTTTTAAATGGTGTTCCACCTTCAGGGGAAAATGGAAGAAGGCGTATTTTTAAAGTTTTTTCATTTTCACCATCTTTAAGTTTAGTGTTAAGATAGTTTTTAACATCAAAAGCTGCCTTTGGTTTTTTTGGTTGAGAATCATCAACCATTTTTTGATACTGTTCTTCTACATCCTTAGAAGAAACATTTACTTTAAAATCATTCATAAAATTATAAAATATAAAAATTAAAAAAATATATATAATGCAGGTCTAAATACCTGCTCAAATTTAGTTAATGCAAAGATACTCTTTAATCACTTATAATCCAAAAAACATCGTGTTAAAATTAATAAAAAATCAACACGATGCTTTATAAATTTATTTTAAATCGAAAATCTTATTAATGTCTTGTATATCATCATCATCTATTTTGTAAAATGATTGTGCAATACTATTACTATTAATATTATTTACATCATCTTTCGTTATAGTGTATTGTTTATAATTAGGTTTCTCGTCTCCAAACGTAACATCATAATTGCCACGTTCCTTAAGACTTTTCGCCATAGCCTCTTCAGGTGTTTCAGTGAAACCAGCAGAATCATATTTACGTCTTAATTCTAATTTCTCAACTTGTGTTGGATTTCTCTTTTCAAACTCCTGTTTAAGTTTGATAATTTCCATATTATTAGAATCAATCATTTGTTCAATTTTACCAACAGAAGCTATCAAACGCTCTATTCTATCATCAACCTTACCTAAATCCAATCCAATCTTATTTGTCTTATGGTTAAGTTTCTCTTGAGCGTCAGTTAGGTCATCAATGTCGATTGTTTCACCATCATCTTCTTTATCTTCGTCTTCATCACTATCACCAAATGGAGACTCATCACTATTGCTATCACCATCTAAATCCAATACATCGTTATTTTGTGGTGTGTTTTGAAGTTCACCTTCTTGAGGTAAACCACCAATACCAACCTCTGTTTGGTTTGTATCTTGTCCATCATTAGAGTTTGGTAATGGTAAATTATTACCCATAGGTTCTTCAGTACCACCATTTTGAGGTGGTTGCTGTTCATTATTATCTTCCTCTTCCAACTCTTCTTCGATTGATGGTATATAACTCTCTTGACACATTCGATAAAACTTCTTATGTGCCTCAAGAAGACCATTTTCTTTGAGATATTGTTTATTTACCATTGTTTCTTAATCTGTAAGTAATTCTTTATTATCTTCTGTAAGGATTGTTTTTGATGACTCAGTTCTTTCTATGATACCTTTATCTTTTTTAATGCGTTTATAGGTTTGTTTTTCTGTATCATTTCCAGAAAGGATACTTTGTGCCATTGCTACTTTTTCAGATGTGTTCATAACTATTTCATTTTTAACTTCATTATCTATATTGACAAGTTTAGAAATTCTTCTATCTTGACTTTGTTTGTTTATAAATCGTACCATAAACTTATTCTTTTATAATAAATAGTTTAAGTGTTGAAAAACACGGACTTATCCTCTATTTTAGCTATTTCATGAACAATAAGTTCACCATTTGTTTTAATTAATAGTTTATCTCTATATTTCTCCCAATCAATAGCAATATCTTTATTAGATAGAGTATTATCAACCTTGTTTTCATTAATAACACTATTAAGAGCATTTATAGAAAACAAACATCCATTTTTCACATGTAATATTGTTGAATTGTAAAATTTTGATGCGTTTTTTTCCTTTTCTAATAATTTGAATGTTACAAGATACTCCTTTTCATTGTCTTTTATTTCATATACGAAAATTCTATCAATGTTTTTTCTTGTAAAATTACGAATTCTTTCAATAAATGAAAGAATCTTGTGTTTCTTTACGAACGTACCGATTAAAACTCCTTTGTTTATCATTTTATTCTAATAATTCCATCAGATATGGCACTGCATACCTATTATTATATCCTATTTCTTTCACAATATTGTGAACCTTATTATTATTGTCGTAGCAAATAATATTATTACGATTAGATTTTATTCGATTAATGATTTTATCACTTGAAACACCACAATAATCTAATAATGAAAGAGATATGCCAAACATATTCCCATTATGACTAAAATAAATCATTTTACTACTAAAATAAATATGTTTTCGTTCCTTAGAATATAGTAATATATTGTATAATTTTTTAAATTTATTGTATCTAATGGCTAACATATTAATATAATAATACTTTGTAATTTTTAATATGTTATTAATGGTATATTTATAAAAGTTTTCAATATCAACTTCGTAATCAGAATGTGATTCAGTCTTTTTAAAAGTCCAAAACACATTATTATCTAATTTTTTATCTAATATATTTTTAAAATTAGGATGCTTTTGGGCATTCTTATAACCTATAATTAGAATAGGTTTTGTAGGGTCTGTTTGTGAAATATCACGTACATTACCTACAAAACTTTTAAGCCCCTTAATATCTCTATCTGAAACTATATATCCTAACTTTTTCATTCTCTTATATTTTTACCACAAAAATACAAAAAAATATTTATCCACCAAAATAAAGGATGTTTTAAAACAAATTTTTAACAGTTTCCTTTATAACGGTAAATTTTAACAATACATTCCTCCGTTCTATATGGAACAACATTTGCTACCTTTGTTTCTGCTGCCCAACTTGAACCATCCCACATTGCAACGTGGTATCTATTTGGTTTATTACCACGAGATGGCGTAACGTTATTTGATGTCCAAAGACAAGATATATCACCTGGTTGCAATTGTAAATGTGTACCGTCAAGACTTCCATCAGAAGCTGTATGGACTTTTTCATATATCTTAACAAACCCAAGTCCTTCAAGTTCTTCAGGCCATTCCCAAGGATAACCATATGTTCCTCCACCAAATCCATTTTTAGATGACGTTAACCCTGAATGAATTAAAGCAGCACGAACACTTTGTGTACATTTACCTGTTGTTTTTCCTTGTCCTAATGGTGGTGTATGCTCTTTTATATAAATGACAGCCTTTTCAACATTCCAATTGCAAATAAATCCATTCACTATCGTTCCGCCATTCATACCTGTAACACCAACAGTATCTTTAATGATAGTTTGACACGCTATTAATTCTGCATTGTTAAACCACTCTTTCTGAACACTATCAGGTTTACAATTCCTCCAATCAGATTTGAAGTTTTTATTAGAAATTACACTATCAGCTGTTTTACCATACTTTTTCATTAGACATAAAAAGAAATCTGTTGGTAAAACTTCATTAATGGGATAAACAGAATATGTCATATCACCATTATTCATTGTTAATCCACTTGTAATTCTACATCTGTTAGCACCTCCTGTGTTGTCTTGTGATACAATAACACCCACAGATATTGGTTTTGAGTTAAATTCATTACCATTTTTAACATTCCAAAATAATTCTGAAACATTATTAGTGTAACCATTTAATAAAACATCGAAAACCTGTGCCATGTGCTTATTACCACCATCTGATTGTGTTATAATTAACTTATTACCATTAATTTTACTCTGTAAACCACAACTCAAACGAGTATTATAGTTCCCAAAAGTCTTTTGAACAGCAGCGAAAAATGCTTGTGTGAATGATGACCCATCAGCTTTCTCATTAACTGAAGGTACAGCCATATTTACACCATTATTACCACGTTTAGTACTCATATATGCATCATAGAACTCTCTTGCTTTTTTTCTACGTTCATTGAGTTTATTACTGTGGTTATTCTCAAAGACATTTAACCAAACAATTGCCGCTTCTTCAGGTGTCTTAGCAGCAGTTAATTTTTTACCAAGTCCTCTACTTGACATCCACCCTCCACGTGCTGACAAAAATGACATTTCCATTTGTTTGTCAGTGTTTGCCCACTGTGGGATGATAGGTTTAGGACCTGAATTTGGATAATGTGTTGCTTTAGGTGAATTAAATAACATTTTAGGGTCTCCATTCGTAATTAAGATATTTAATGCTGTATTATTAAGTTGGAAAATACCACCTGAATAATAACCATTTGTATCTTTTGCAACAACATATGGGTCAAACCCACACTCAATTACTGAATTACCTGCAATACCTGCTGCTTGGGCAACTGATAAATTACCATAATCACTTCCAACAGTTCTATTCCATATGGCAATAGCCTTATCCATAAATGCAATCGCCTTTTCTTTTTCATTACCTGTAATTTCAGCACTTTCATTACCATCTGAATTAACCCCTATTGGATAAACTTTGTATTCACAATCATTATCAACATCTGAAAATTTATTTGGTAAGCTTATACCGTCAATACCATTCGCACTTCTATTAACTGCAAACAGTAATGGTGTTTGATTCAATCTTGTTTGAACATTAGCCATTCTAACACCCTTAAATGTTGTTTCAAAACGCCCTGGTTCTATATGGTGTGATACCTCTTGTATAAGATATGCACCCTTAAACATAGGTACGTTATTTAACATGAAATACATTAGTGGTTGTACCCATGCACAACCCATCATTTTAACTGTACATGTATAAGAGTTGTTTGAATAAATGGTAAATAGGTCCTGACCTGTTGATACAACCTTGTTATCACCATCTTTTCCTGCACCCACAGCAGCAGCAGCTATTGAAAAAGTAGCTTGTAAAGCTTGTTCTGTCATCATTGGCTTATCCATACCAACTTCAACATCAGTGAAATAACTTTGATATTGCCCACCATACCCAACACCAAATGCAGGTATTCTATACCAACCTTTATTATTTGCTTCACTTACATTTCTTGATGTTAATGCAATAGGTGCTAATTGTGGGTTTTTTGTTATTTCATCAACGTTCAAGTTAAAGCCGTCATCTTCATATTCTCCTCTACCACCTGTATTTATTTTACTTGAATGTTCATAACTATATAATACAACAAAATCAGGATGTTTCTTGGGCATTCTCATTGAATTAAATGGAACTGGTTTAAACATACTTTCCATGTTACTTTTATCACTCAAATCCATAAAATTCTGAACAGATAACATTAAACACCTATTGGTTGCATACATATCAGATAAAAATTCCAAAAGGCTTGATAAATAGTTATTTTGGTCAGTTACCATCAATAATTTATTTACCATATCACCAACATTCAAAAATAAATCATCACCAATTTTATTATAAAAAGAATCTATAAAATAAAAGTTATGTCCATTGGATAGTTTATCGCTACCTGTTTCATCACTAAAAAATTTATACATCTTCCATTCATCAAAGTTTGATGATGCAACCCATTTGTCATAAAGTAGTTTGAGATAACTATAAAAAGATATTCTCATATCGTCAGTAGCTTTAGCTGCTTCGGTAACAAACGAAACTGCTTCATTAGAAGCATTATTGTTTGTACTTTTCCTAAGGATACTATACTCTTTAGCTAATTCTGAAAGGAATGAGTCAAGATAAACTTTTGCCATACCTTCAGTTATTAAGCTATAATCATTTCCAATGTTGGTTTTATTATTAAAACCATTCTCATCAATACTCACACCTTTTATTACTCTTACAGGTCTAAGTAGTTCTGATGTCATTTTTGACATTTCATCAGATGTTTCATTGTTAAATAATCTGATTTTTCCATTCCCATTATCCCATACTTCACGATATAATGATGGTTTTAATTTATTTATATTATTATATTCATAAACACCAAAAATTTGATTATATTTCTCTTTAGACCATTTAACAAATTCTTGAACGAAACGTAATCTTATAGTTGGACTAACATCTAATAGTTTTTTTAACTCATTCAAAGAATTATCATTTGACCCTACTATTGTTAATAATCTTCCTATATCTAATTTACCATCTTTATTAGATGCCATATAAATTATAGCACCAATTTGTAAAACTGATGAATATGGGACAATAGACTGTCTTTTAGTTATTATATCTTTTAATATAGCATTAAAGTCATACATAGGTATTAAAGAAAATAAAACGTAAGCACATTTTTTTGTTACATCTATTTCATCTCTTAATAACTTCTGTGCAAATATACTGTATGATTTACGTAATTTATATGGTTTGGTAATTTGACTTCTTGCAACATCAAAACCGCAGAACTGTGTAATTGCATATTTCTCAGGCTGTGTTCCTACTGTAGAATAGTCAGTTTCATCGTGAAACTTAGTTTTAGTGCTATTAATAGTTGCATACATTTCAGTATTAGCAGCATTATGAATTACAGTTCCTTTAACTTTGTATTGAGCATGCTTTGCATTTTGTATTAATGATTCAGTATTAAAATTATTTTCATTAAAATACTCTGCATACTTATCTTTATCAAATGTTAAAGCAAATTCTTCTATTTCACCCATTGTGTTACCATATTCTTCAGGTGCACCACCTCTTGAAACAGCACGTTGAGTGATATTATTTACCCTATTAACATTGAAATCAAAAAACACAACCCCTTCATTTACTTTATCACTAATAGATAAAAAGTCATCATTGTTTTTTAATGGGGCAACATTAGATACGACATTTGAATCATTTATATCATAATTACCGTTATTTGCAATTGTATTAGCATCTGACAATGTTAAACTACCAATTGGTGAATAGTGAATAAAATCACCCACCACACTATCACCATATTTATATCCAATTTTGGGGAATTTAAATGGTAACGCCCATGGTGAAATATCACTACCAACTTTTTCAATAAATGATTCACCACCCCAAGGATTTTCTTTATTTTGTTCTGATACAATCTTTAAGATTTCATCAGCATTAATTGCATTATTAGAAGTCCCACCATTAAGGGCTTTTCTTATAACATCACCTGGGTTTGAGAAGATATGTGAGAAATTTTTAGCCTCTGCTGAAGCTAATACTGCAATTTTACTATTAGTTAAATTTCTACCATTTAATCCTAATCCCAATATTTGCATCATTCGCAAAAATACTCGCCCTGCAAATTCTCTTCTGTTATTCGCAGGTAGTGCATTATTATAACTACCATAAGGGTTAGATGATGTTATAAAATCAAAATTACATACTGGATATAATATGTTTGGGTTACCTATACCACCCTTTTCTTCAGTGTTATTTTTTAAGTTTTCAGTATTTTCCTGACTTCTTTCATAACGTTTTTTAGTATTCTCAATAACTGACGCAACTTGTTCAATACCATTGAAAATTTCATTTACAAGTTCACCCTCTCTGAAGTTACTCTTACCATTAAACGCACCTATCCACGCATCCTCTCTTCTAAGAATACCATTTTTCTCAACATCAGCAGTAACTCGTGGAAATGGTGGGATAACCTTTGTACGAACGGATACGTCAGGAAGATTTATATTCTTTACCCCTAAATCTTCTAATGTTCTATTTTCGCTTTGTATTGTCTCAATAGTTTTATACATCAAATACATAAATGTCTCAAAATGAGCCATATATATCTTAGATATGTTTGAAATAGTAGGACTAAAACCAAGTGCGTTAACCATTAATCTTGATTTAATTCTATTTATTTCATCTTCTTTCTCTTGAATTACACTCTCATCATTTGCTGATTCATTTACTATTCTTGAATAATTTCCAAAACTAAAAATAAATGCGGACGTATAATGTCTTCCATTATCTAAACCATCAACATTTTTACCAATAAATGCACTACGTATCTCATCACTTGAAACATCTCCGTAATCTTTAAATGAACTATTTGTAAAAGGTGTATTAAGATTAGTAACAATCTCGTCAATAATGATATTTTTAAAATTATCACCAGGTGTTTGATATTGTCCACCTAATATCTCATTTGCATTTTTTTCAACCGCTATTAATTCTGATAACGCAGTTGATAACGCCCCACCTTTATCTCCATCAAGGCATGGAGAATCAGCAAATGAATCAATGGTACCATTCTTATGTGCTTCCCTAGATACTAATGCTATTACAGCTTTATATGTTGTATTATCATCATACATTAATACACCATATTTATCTTTAGTTAACTTATTGTCATCTAAAGCCTCTGTTAGTTTTGTGAAGAAATTTGTATAAGCATTATATAAATTTTGTCTTATATTAATTCTATCCTTTCTTTTATAAAAATCCTTTAAAGATTCATCCTCTCTACCTAATTCTTCAGCCTTTTGAAGAATAAAGCCATAATTAGCACATAATTCTGTTAATTTTGGCATAGGCATTGGTTGTCCATTGATATCGTTAATTACAAATTCTCCTTCATCAACTTTTCTCTGCCAATAATTTGAACCATCAAGTGCATTACAATAAGGCGCAGCCATACAAGCAAGAAGAGATACATCATTCATAAATGAAAAAGAATATCCAACAAACTTTGCTGTTGCATTAAAATTACCTGTTTTAGAATCAAATTTAACTCTAAAATCATTACATGTAATCTCATATGATACAGGTTGCCCATAAAAACCTTTAACCACGATATTGAAACGTGGATATGGGAAGGTAAAGAAACATTGAAAAAATGAAGATGCTATATCTGTTTGTGAAAAACCTTGTAAACCATGAAATCCATCACCATTACGCATTTCTGTGGGTGATAGTAACGAACCACCTCTGATATCAACAAATTCAACTGTAACTTGTGGTACCATCCAATTTTGATATTGTATGTCAACTGATGAAATACCAAACATTTCTGTTGTTCCATGGTCTTTTAGGTCATAATAAAAAGTATCAGTATAATCTGTAGATAAACCATTACTATAACCCCAATAATCACCACCAATTTTTATTTTTTTGTGATTTTCATATGATTCTTCACCATTTTGAACTGCCTTTAAAAAACCCTCATCATATTTTCTGTCTGAGTCTCTCCTATAAAACTTCTTTCCCTCCATGAAGTTTATGGTTGACTTGCCACCACGGTCTGTCCAAGACATTAAGATTACACTTTTATCTTGTGTTTCTTTCTTAATGTCAAAATTTCTACCAACGACCTCAACCTCCATATTAAGAGCAATACTGTAATCTTCTAATGCAGGTGCCATATAATGGTCTTTGTGGTCAGTGGTTATATCACTATTAAAACCATTAATTAAATTTGGTTCAACATATGCTATACTATCAATTGCGTTATTAACACTCGCCATGAACTACACTTTTTTTTAAAAAATAACATTTTAACTATTCATTTCTATATAATCTAATATATTCTTCCACATCAGATTGATATTCTCTAATAACACTTTCTAAAGGATAAGGAACCCTTATTTGTGTGCCATCAGTAATTTTATATTCTAAAGACCCTATTTCAGGGTTTGCTTGTAAAATTAACCAACCATAATTAGGATTACCATAATACTGATATGACAATAAATCAAATCTAGTTTTACCAACTTCATAGTAGGTATATAAATCCGTATTTCTAATTGGAATTTTAATGAATGGGACGCATTTAATCACCCCATTCATTCTAAACTGTTCATATCTATTAACTGTTAACATAACTATCTTTTTATGTAAATTCTTCCTCTACCAGTATCGTCTATATAAACGTTCTGTTTAATTATTTCATTAGAAACTGTTTGTCTTGTCTCTTTTTCACTTACAAATTTATAATTATTGAATTTATATTGTCCAACATCATCCAAAGGAGGTGTTGTTCCACCAAGAAATGTTATAGGTTTATCACCATAAGCATACCACTCAACTACACCTTCAGGTGCATATCTATGTTGTTTTCTTAATCTACTTGCCCAATATTTAGCATCAACAACTTGTTTTGTCTTTTTATCGTAATAATAGATGTAAGCCACAAACATAAAACTATCAGGTCTCTTGTTTTGTAGTTCAGCTAAACTATAATCATGACCAGCAAAATTCTTAAATAGAATAGGGTCTTTCATATCATTAGATTCAACAACCATCTTTCCTTCGGGGTCAATACGTGATATACCAAAACGAATATACTTACATATTACTCTTTGTGGTTTACTAACATTAGTAGAAGCTGGTTTTTGTTTAGTTGTCTCTACATTTTTCGTGTTTTTGTTGGAAGAAACACTCCTTTTAACCTTAGATGCAATTTTATTCTTAACCCCTGAACTTGTCTTAGGTTTACTTTCACCATTAGAACTGTTGATTGAGGGTTGTTTATTATTATTAGCACTTTCTTTAACTACATTTGCAATGTCACTAAGTTTATCACTTTGACTCGCTCTTTGGTCATGGACATCTGTCAATGGTTGTTTTTCTGTTGGTGGTAAAGAGTAATTGACTTCAAACGGTTTAAAATAAGTCATCTTACCATTACTAAATTCTGCTTGTTCGGCTCTATTGTCATAAACCTCAGTATTTGCATAATAGTTAAATGATACAGCATTTTGTAATCTTGAAATAGGACCAGATAAACCATGTCCACCCAAAAATTTAAACTGTATATTTATATCAGCAAACATAGGCATAGTACCAATACCCTCTTGATTCAAGTCCCACACTAATGGGTCATATTCAATGCTAATAGACCTAATTGCTATTTTCGTATAATAGAAATCACCGATTCTCAAAATACAAACAGGAGGTCTACCAAATGCCAAATTATTAGCTGTACGCCCTTGTTGATTAATATCCCCACTACCAATTGTAGCCCCTTGTCGTGTACATTGGTGTAAGAAAGTTAAACGAGCATTAAAACCTTCAGGAGAAATAGAGTGGAATGCAGGGTCGAAATATTTAACCTTTTCCGTTACCATATGATGCAAAGTTGGGTCATTTAACTTTAATAATTTAAAGAACTCACCTTCATTATCATATCTTGGATAATTCCTCTTCTCACCATTCTCTTTTTTAATACCACCATTTTCCTCTTCTTTGTTTTTTAAACATTCCTGATACATCTTCCATGCTTGGTCAGGTGTAATAGAACCTTTGTTTACAAGTGACATTACATTAGTCTTACATTCATCATCAGTCATCTTATATGCAATCTCATCTATTGATGTTATAATAACATCATCTTTACCCAAAGCATTGTTATCATGAAGTTTAGGGTTCTCACTAACACTAACAGCTTCATTCAGTAATGATAATATTTCATCACCACCACAAGGTACAGCATTTATACAATCTTGATAAATTTTAGTAACCGCTTTAATAGTTTCCTTATCATACTTTTTATTTAGAGAAATACTACCCTCACCATTTACTAAATCAGTATAGATGTGTCCAGCAGATTCAGCATATTTATAATCATCACCAATGTCGTTAGTCTTCTTACTATAAGCTAATAAACCACTTAATCCTACAGCCTTACTAAATTCACGTTTTACTTTACTGTAACTATTAGGGAATGAACAATATTTATTTGCAAAATCTTTTATTTCAGAATAAGAATATGTTTTAGAAAGACCTATACCATTTTCCTTATTTAAATATAAATCTTTCATTATATCATCTATAAGTTTATCACCTGTCATCATTGATGTATTACCATTTGTTTTATACAAAGTAGATACTGCTTCAATGAAAGATGATTCTTTGTAACTATACTTATTCTGATATTCATCCTCTATATCATCACTATTATCTCTACCCCAATTTTTTACATCATCGAAAGTAAATACACTTGGTCTTGAAGAACTATCACCACCATAATAATCATAGTCATTATAATATTTATAAGCCATAGCATTAATAAATGACTCATCACTATTAACTTCAAATGGTATTGTTGAGGTATCATTAGTTGCTACCTTTTTATCATCCTTTTTAAATACACTTGATGCATTGTTATTACTCTTAAGGTTTTCTGTTCGATAACAATCCATAATCCAACCTCTAATGAGTTTAAGATTCTCTTCACTAAAACCATCAATCTCACCATCACAACCTTGTGCCTTATTGTTATACAAGTTTAATAGTTCAGCACGCACGGATTCATTGTTTAACCACATATCAACACTGATACGCTTAAAACCATCTTTTGGTCTAGATGGATTGTTTGTCCAATAATGACTACCACAACGCATAACAAACACATCATTACAAGTATATCCCGTAATGTTACCATCGTCATCTTTTTTACCTAATATTGTCCAAGGTTTATCTTCTATATTATCAAACGATATTTTTGGTTTCTCTAATAGTTCCTTTGGAACAGTATTCATACTATCCTGACCATCAACAACAGCTGCTTCTTTATAATGTATTATAATAGCTGCACTTCTCCATTGTTTAATTAACAAATCATCAACATCTGTGTTTGCTGTTTGTTTAGCTGTAGTCTGTATATTCTCTTGAGTTTTATTAGGACCTGCTTTAGCTAAACTTTGAAATGGTGTCTTAAATGATGAAAACCACGCTTTAGCTGTATCAGCACGTTGAGTTGCAAGCTTAGTGTTACGCTCAATGTTAATTGCATTATCTTTATTGTCACCATGAATTGATGCGTGTCCTCTATATTCAATCTCAGTGATTATATATTTACCATTTAATAAATCCTTAACCTTAGAAAGTCCCTCTTGGTCAACACAATCTTTATAAAATTCACTTATCTTATCATCATTATGTAATCCAACATACATATCAGCAAAACTTACAATACTATCTTTCTCCGTTAAATTGAAAAGCCCTGCCTCTGGTGTTTTCTTATACCCCACACTATTTAAAGCATGAGATTTTTTATCCACATAATTATCCCACATAGAAACACCTGTCTCTAAGTCAACTAATCTCTGATTGATGACATCATCAGTTTTGTCTACACGATACCACCATCTTCTGTGTTGCCATTCATAAACACTTTTAGCATCACCCTTCTTACCTTTAACAGGTGTTATAGTTAAATCATTTAAAGTTTCACCATTAACATAATAGACCTTATTATTATCATACATGATAATAGCTTTTCTATTTGGGGTCATAAGGATTTTTTGTCCGTTACTATCGGTTTTGATAGTTATGTCTTCATATTTTTCGCCATTACAACCAATAGTAAAACGTTCAGCTGATGTTAATCTACTCATATTAACGTATCCAGCAGGTTTATGAGAAGATTCATTTGTTGTTAACTCTGATTGTGTAAACTCATGTCTTAAACCTTTAACTGAAATAACGCCACTTTGTATTACTTTACTACTAAAGATATGTAATTTATTACCCTTACCAACTTTTACATAAAAATCAGCATCTGTAAATGATTTATCTCCATCATAATACGAAAGTCTATTATCTGACTTATCTTTTGTTAAATTAAATGTATATCTTTCATTTCCATTTAATTCAACTGTATAATCACTCGTTTCATCAAGTGGAAAATCACTCATATCTACACTGATAGTATTTTGTGCCTTTGTGATTTTTGCTGATAAAACATTACCATCTATACCAAATTCTTTATCTGACCATTTAACTTTATTAGCCTTTGAATTTGATAAAACTTCCATTGCCGCATAATAGGTTTTGTCATCACCACTAACTTTATAATCTATAAACGCTTCAGGACTATCATTAACAGATGTTTTATAGGATGCAGTGTTAAATAACATATCCTCTGAATTTTTAAAATTCTGAGGGGTTCTTGGACTGATATTATTACTAAATATACTAATACCAGTACTATTTCCAGCATTTACACCTGCTTTTCTTGGTTTGTTCATTTCATAACCAACACCATATTCAGATAACACATCAACAGCTACATCTGATGGTAAAACATCAAATGGTCTATTTGGATTATTTTCATTTTTAGTCTTAAACATTTGCGTACCAAGACCATTAATCAAATAATCATAAGCATTTACAACACTACCAGAACCTGGCGCATCACTAATTCCTGAATAGTTATTTGGGTAATAAATTAAACAGTATAACTTCTTATCTTCAGGACTTGGTGGTGTGTCTGTCTCCCCTGTTAATTTATTAGGTCCATTTTTACCACCATCCCCTGCAAAAGGACCTTCTTCCAACTCTGGTTCTCTAAATTTACCTGCTTTTAGAACATCACAACCTGCAAAGAATCTAAGCATCTGTTGTTCATGACTATCTATATTATCAACACCTGACTTACTTGCATCTTCTGTTTTATTACCATCACCCTTTAGACCGTGTTCCCAATAATCTATTATTGATGGATGGTCAATTAGCATTGTGAATGATAAAGAACCTGAACGTTCAGTGTTTTTATAAGTATATATCTTTTCACCACGTCCAATAAATTCAGCTTCACCCCAGTCAACATCAACACTCTCTGAAAATTTAATATTATATGGAGGAAACCACATAATACGCCCACCAAAAGGACCTTTCTGTTCAGGTGAAAGGCCATTATCTTCAAAACGTCTTATTTCATCTAATTTAAATGTATCTTTCCATGCTAAATTCTCGATTGAGAACATACACTGTTCTATTCTAACCCTATCATCTGCACCTTGAACACCATTCTTATAATCAGAAACACTAACAATCGGTGCTATATTAGGCAAACCATTCAAACGATTAAGAGTTCCATATTTATCTAATCGTTCTCCACCTGTACCAAACTTACCTTTAGCATCATTGTCTGTATTCACAGATGGACTTCTGAATGCACCCCAATTGTAATCTCTCTCTAAATCACTTTGTTTAATCTTAGATGTACCTTCTGCATCATTATCATCAACAAAAGGACGTATAGCGTCTATTAAAGTATGATATTGATGATGATAGGTCCACACTCTACAATAAGGGTTATCATATCCATAAGAATTAGTAGGAGAAACCTTTAATAAGTTTCTACCATGTGACATTCCATATCTATTTGATATGGCTGTTTGAAGTGGGTTACTATCATCTTTAGAATCTTCAGAATTAGTGTGGAATCTTGCAATCAGTGTTCTATACTTACCTGCGGTAAAGTTATCATTTGTTTTCTTTAATAATTCATTTTGAGATAACTTATTACTACGTCCATTAAAACTTTCAACTAAGCCACTATGCCATGTTCCTGCATTTACTTGTGTACTAACAATTGCTCTGTTTTGATTAACGTCATCTTCTGACTCCGAATAATATGTCGTTGTTTCGTGACTATTTGTTGATGTAGCACTAAAAGATTTAACCCAATCCTTTAGATTTTCAACATCCCTATCTACATCAACAAAACGAACTGTTGGTTTATCCCCATAAAAGGTAAACCTTTTGTTATTGTGTACACGTCTAACATGGTCAAATATATATGTATAATTTGACCCCATTAAACTAACAGGTTTATGTCCTAAACCTCTTAAAACAGTTGTTATAGAATCATATGAGTTTCTTTCACCAATCGAACGATTAATTAAATCCCCATTTTCTATAACATTCTTAATTGGATTTGATATATTGTTTTTAACAAAACTATCTATTATTTTCGCCATAACTAAGCTATCTCTTTATATTAATAAAATATGAAAAAATTATTGTTTTTATACATAGATTTTTATTATGCTGTTCTATGTCCTGAATCTATACCCACACCTCTATCATAAGATACGTTTCTATTTATCATCCCCATATTAGCATGTTTATTCATATCACTACGTATACTTGCAACAAGATTCTTCTCTATTTCTTTAGAAATTGAAGCCATTTCAACTCTATTTACTTGTCCATCAGAACCCTTAACATTAATATTTCCATTAACACTAACCTTTAATTCTGAGAACTCCATCTTATTGTTTTGACTTATTACACCACTTTGTATCTTTCTACCATCTGCAAAGTATGTCTCATTACCAACAGGTTTTGCTTCTATTTGAGTAGATATCTCATCTTTATCAATATTCTTTACAACAGTTGAATTGACATCACTCTTAGTGATATAAGTGTTTTTAAATGCTGAATTAGATACTGCACCAACGGTACTAATATTACTTGTATTTTGTGTATCACCATAAGTACCTAAACCTCTATAAGGTGTTTTATTGTTTGTAGCGTCACCATTAAAGTTATTTTTATAAACTCTATTATCACCTCTCTGTTCTTTATCTTTTGCTGCACTAATAGCCTTATTAAAACTATCTTTTTTATCTTCCCCTGTCTTTGCCATTTGGTTGACAGTGTCCGAACCAAGTTTAACAACTTCACCACCAATATGTACAATTTCCTTTACAGCACTCTTCGCTTCTTTATATAAGCTTGCTCCACCGCTCTTTATCTCACCCCAATCATTCCTTAATTCTCTACCTTCTTTATCATTAGAATCCCATCCTTTGATACCGAAATTGTCCATCATTTCGCCTACTTTAGCAAACACACTCTTAGCTGTGCTTATACCTAAAATATCCTCTAAAAAATTAGAATCATCTTTTTTATTAGATTTATCACCTGAGAAAAAGCTAAATAAAGAACCAATAGCACCTTTAATCGCTACCAAAGCAGGTATAATTAATCCCGTTGCAGCCATTGCAACCATTGAAAAACCTGCCGCAACACCTTGAATAGTATACTTTGCTAAACCTGTCCAAAATCTTGTATTTGCAAGTACCCTAACACCAGCTACTATAATTTTTAGTAATGAAATTGACATTGATATTCCTGATGAAACTAATTTGGCAATATTTGGAATAATATTTTGTAATAAAGATTTAAAACCATCCAACATAGGATACAATGTTTCTGCCAATTGAGCACCTATCATTGCTTGAATACCCTCAATGCGTTCACTAACACTAACAATTTGCTGTGCACCATTCATAAAGGCTTCTCTATCACTCATACTTTCTTGTTTTTGTAACGCAATAACATCTTCAGCTGTCATTTCAGATATATTACGAGACTTACCACTTGTATCAGTTATAACAAATTCACCTGACTTAGTATCATATTGTGCCTTGTTTTGTACAAATGCCTTTTGTTCATCTGTAAGATTACCCATAGCACTACCCATGTGTTTATTTATGAAATCAACTTTAGCAGAATTTTTAGCAATGCTAACAGCCTCTTCAGGATTCATACCCATTGCTTTAGCTTGCTCTTTTATCATCGCCATACCATAACCAGACAACTCACCCATACCTGTCTTAGTATTAAAAATTGCCATACTACCAAATATCTTGGTCATGCGTTCTGTTAAAGCCTCAGGGTCATTCAATGATTCATATAACATTGTCATAGGGTTTGAACCATATACCGCCCCCATACCACCAAGCATTTGCAAGTTAGCTGACGATTCAATTGACCCCTGAATAGAATTAAATTTATCAATGACACCACTAATACTTTGGAAATTAAAACCAAGCTTTTGTGATAATGCTGTCATTCGTCTAATACCATCAACTCCTTCAGCAAATTTATAAGAATTTGCCATTTTTAAATTCTGTGCTACTTTGGAAGCGTGTTCTTGAGCAGCTAAACCCATTTGTGTTGCTGTCGTATAACTATCAATAGCACTATTAAGAGCACCCTCAATGGTTCCACCTAAACTTTGGAATTGTGTTTGAAATTCAGATACTGCACCTTCACCTATTACTTTTTCAGCAGCTACAGCTATTTCTGCCTGTGAATCAGCGAATAATATCGCCTTACCAGTAGCCTTAGTTAGATTTTCTTGTATTCTACCAATAGCCTCACTTGTAACACCATAGACAGCAGCTAAATCCTTTGTACGTTTGATTAATGCACCTGTATAAGCCACACTAGAACCATAAGACATACCTATATTTCGAGCAGACTTAACTCCCATCTCATCAAATTTCTGAACTTCAGCTAACCCTCTACTAAACATAGCCAACGGTAATGACATTACGGCAGTTAGACCACCTTTAATAACATTCACAAACCCCATTGCACTACCAAGAACAAGTCCTGAAAATTTTCTTCCTGCAAATAATAGTAACTGTGTAAGTACTTGATTCATATTATAAACTACTCTGATTATACGTTAGAATATAAAGTATTTTGTCTTTTTAAAATACTTTATTATAAATAGTGTATTAACTTTTTTTACAAGTAAATATTTGGTTATATCAAATATTATTCTTACCTTTGCATCACAATTAGTAATTAATATAAAAACAATAGAATTATGATTTGGTCTAGAATTGATGGCAACAACATTTTTACATTTGAAAACGTTAAGGAACTTATTCTTTTTTTCCTAACAAATGTATTTGTACACATTATATTTTATGTGTCTATGTTTATCGGTTTTTGTTTATTTATGGCTTGGTTTGTAAAAGACCCTGTAGGTCACATTATGAATGGTCTTACTTTTTTAGAAACTCTATGTCAGTAACTAACTGTATCTTTTAATATTTATATATAAAAGATTTAGTTATGAATATTAATGAGATTATAAAAGAGACAATAGATGAATTTCTTATAATAGAAACTGATGATAATGAACAAAAAATAAACATTATTAATGAAGCATTAGAAAAACTTCAAGAATTAAGTAATGACCCTTATATAAAATATATAGAAGAACACAAGGAGCATAGTCAAGAGTTTGCCCTTGTGGCTTCTGTGTTTATAATAGGTAATAATATCACACTACAATTAATACAAACACTTACACTACTTAAAGAAACCTTAAATGGTAATGTAAGTGAAGGATTTATTTTAGAAGCAGGTTCTATTTCATCTTTGTTACCTTGGCAAGTTAGGTCATGGAACCCCGTTCGTGATTTCCATCATGGGTTTAGAAATGGAACTAGAATAGCAAATCAACTATTTAAAAGAAACAATAAAAACACAACAACCCATAATAATAGAACTATTAATCAAAATAATAGGGTACAACAAAATCAAATCCAAAATATTAGACAAAATAGAAACACCCAACAAACCAATAATCAGTTTAATAAACAATATTCAAATAAATCCATACCTGACCCTAATAATGATTTTAGGGATGATGAAATTAAAGATGATTTTGATGGAAATAATACCAAACAAAGAGAGTACTATAACGACTTCTATGATGATGGGAAAATAGATGACTTTGAAAATACCACTACAAAACAACAAGATGGTAGCAATGATAACGATAATGTAAATAATGGAGAAAAAGATAATAATAACGAAACCATTAAAACAACCCCAATAGAAAGTCTTTATAAATTAGTTATTTACATAAACACGACTTTTAAACAAAACGTACAAAAAATAAATGATTTATATAATTCAAGTGAGGATTTACAAAAACAAATAAACCCAATAAAACATGTTATTGATGATGAGTTTAATAGATGTCTAAAATTAGAAGAAATAACAAACACTCTTAAACCATTATTACTAAATCAACAATAATAAAAAAAGCCTTGAAAAACAAGGCTTTTTTTAATGCATATTACTTTGTGCCATATCTGTTGCTGCATTAATATCCATAGAACCACCACTAGAAACACCATCAAGTGCATTTTGTTTTTCCTCCATATATTGATTATATTGGTGGATATAAAACTTTCTGTCTCGAATGGGCATTTTATCAAGTGTCTTAAATGGTATACCAATATGTTTAAAGCAACTAAATAATTCTTCTTTAAGACTTTTCTCGTAACTCGGGGATATTGAGGAAAACAGAATCGTCCCAGCTAAGAAAGGTCTCGAAAGAGCCACCTCCCATTGACTCTGGACGTTCTACTGTAATGTTAAAATTCATTCCTGGTGAATTTTCATTAATATAACGTCTTAATGATAAAGAATCTTTCGCTGGCATATTATTAATAATCTTACGAATAGCTAATTTATCAGTCTCACCATCAATAGATACAATTTGAAACTGTAAACTATTGGTAATCATTCGTGTATATGGTTTTTCATTTTTCTTTTTCAAATTATCAGTCCATCTACGAATAATCTTGGCTGCCTTATCTAATTCAACTTTATCACGGTCACTAATAACATCGTCAACACTAATAGTTCTCATCAGAGTATTAGTTAATTCCGATAAAATTTGTGCTCTTGTACCGTAATTCTCAATTTTTGTAACCAAGCCTAATTGTTTCTCTTCTTTTCTTGTTAAATACTTAAATTTAACTTTTTTCTTTGTGATAGGTAATGTAAAATCAAAATGACCATTCTCATCACCAATTAGCTTAAATTCTTTTGGTTTTAATGTTGTTAAATCAACTGTTGTCTCAATTCGTTCTCCTGTTTCAGGGTCACCAACAACAATTGGGAAATCTGCACCATAACTTGTTGCACGCAACCATACCATAATTGCATCAACATCACCACTAACTAAATTATCCACATCAATATTACTATTCATTACCTTATGTTTCAAAAGATAATCAATAATTAAACCATCTTCATATAAATTTGGTGATGTAATAAAGTTTTCATCATAAGCTGTAAGATATGCAACTGGTACTCTTTTTAACTTATCAGGATAACACTCTCCGTTACTTGGTAATTGAATTATATCATATTGTAACTCTGGGTCAACATTATTAAATGTTGTTTCATTTACCCCCTCAACTTTAGTTGCTGTAACATCTTCTTCCATATCATTAATATTAATGTCTAAATCTTCTATTTTGATAAGATTATCATTCGCAGCTTCTTTTATAGGTGTATCTTCAACGACTTTTCCATTACCTTCCATTTCTTCCCTTTTTAAAATAGCGAAAATATCGTCATTGTCTGTAAATAAATTATTCTTTGGGGTCTCTTTTTCAACAGCAACATTAACACTTATATCAGTATTTGGGTCTATTTGCTTAATATGGGCAACAACTTCATCTTGGGCTATTTTAATACGATTAGCTACATCATTTTTCCCATCCATTGAAGCTTGTTGTTTACTTCTTTCTAACATTTCATTGTTAGCCAATAAAAGTTTTATCTCTTTCTCTTGTTCCTCAGTTAATTTTTTAGTGGTCATAACCTATACAAATTTATCTATTAATTTTATTTTTTCGACCAATATGGTCATTTCACCAACTCTAATGTTTTCTATTATCTTACAATTAACAAATTCAGCATAAACATTTTCATTTGCTTTGTTATTAAAAATAACTCTAACATTTCTTTTTGGTTCGTTCATTAAAACCCAATCTTCACCTTTTGATGCATATTTTTGAATATTATTATGTTCTTTAATCCATAAGTAAATTTCACTTTCAAATTCCTCTTGACAATTATTCATATCCAAAATAAACTTACTTATGAACATTTCTTGTTTTGAAAAATGTGAAATTAAATCATCAACATTCTCTAACTCTCCATTTATATTTAATAATTTACCATCACATGAAGAATAATTTATATACTTGTAATCATCATTGGAAGTATTTTTTTGTCCAAACACATATGTTTGTCCGTTCGTCCCTCTATATGAATTAACATCACCATGCATATAAGCATCTACACCATGTTTTGTCTTTTCATATTCTTCTCTAAGTTTGTTGGCATAATCAACACCTTCAAGAGCATTATCAGCCATATCAAAAGCAGTATCACTATACTTATAAAACGGTAAATAAAACGTAACATTCATCTAATTTTATTTATATGTCTTTTATTTTTCTCTTCTTGAAGAGTTATTTTATTTTTTTGTAACTTTAACCTTTCTTTTAAAGCTTTCATTACAATCTCTGGGTTTTTCCTTATATCCGTTTCCCATATTCTCATTAAAGGAATACCGTGCATTAAAGCCCATTCATTCTTCTTTTTATCAACCCACAAGTCATGCTTTTGAGTTGGTGTTAACTTTTTACCCTCATAAATTTGGGGATTTACATGATAATAATCACCATCAACTTCAATTAATAAATTATGTTCAGGTAAATAAAAGTCATAACTTCGTTGAATGTCTTTAGCTTCAAACTGCCACGTATATTTAACTTTTAACTTTTTAAGAAATTCAGTTTCAAAATATTTTTCAAGTTTACTGGTACCGAATTTAGAATGTTCTCTAACTACCTTACCATTAGATTTCCTCATTCTAATTTTCTTTACTTTATTTTTTGTACCATTACTCTTTTTTTTCACAGGTTGTTTCATTCAGAAAACGTTCATCCAATTTATATTTTAACTCACTATAATTAATCTTTAATGTAAATATACGATAATTTTTTTTATCATCATATGCAAAATATCCCCCATCGCTTTTATGATATTCGTTCAATGTACAATTATAATACTCTTCTTTATATAATACACGCCCACATTTATTAAGCCAAGATATTTTAATGTTATCTAATGACGATTTTTTAAAATCCTCAATAAGCTTTATAATATAACCATTATCAATTATTTTAAGGGTTAACACTTTATTAACTGTATCATCTTCAACACCTATAAAAGGTATTTTATCATCATAATAACCACCACTTAGTCTAACGGTAAATATATCTCTCCTAACATAGTTATCAGAATTCATTGCTGGCGTAAATTTTAAAAGGAAACCTGTATCCCCACTTGCTTCTAATTTACTAATTAACTTGTCAATATCCTTAGTGTCTTCATAAGTTCCACCTTTTAATAGTATTGACATTCTTTTAGTTTTTAAATTCTCTATTTCTTCCTTATAACGATTCATAATAATATTATTCTTTAATATAATTATACGCTTTTATGTTTTTTATAAAAAATAATATTATACCGTATTATATAAATAAAAAAAACCAAGATAAAAATCTTGGTTTGTAATTTTAGTATGCAAGAATAGCATAATCATATTGCAATGTCATTGAAATATCAGCAAGGTCATCTTGACTATAATCCAAATCACCGAATTTAACATCGGTTAACATTGTGTTTTTCAAAATCCATTTAGATACAACTACACCTCCTGGGTCAAGCATCTCAATCTCAATATCTCGTTTATAACCTGCTGCATATCCTTGTCGTCCTGTTACTGACTCTGAATGCAAACGCACCCATTCCATAACTGCCTGTGAAGCTGATGGTCCAATTGGGTCACGCAACTTAACTTGAATAGCATCCCATGTATATCGTCCAACCACCCAAGTAGAGGTGTTTAAGAAAGGAATTTCTTTTGGATTCTGTTTAATTGATGGGCGACTAGCAGATGATAAATACCATTCTTGAATGCCTAAATCTGATGGAAATCTGAAGACCCATCGGTTTTTTCTGTGTGGCTCATAATTGAGCGGCATTTTTAGCAATAAATCACTCATATAAGTATAAATTAATAATATTATTATTCATGTTTGTTAATAAATATCTATGTTTGTGTTTTTAACTTGTTTTACATTATATTTTTCTTTAAAAATATTATATTATATAAGATTTTATTGAAAATGTACAAATCACCTCACACAACTTAAAAAAAGCAGAGGTATAAACTCTGCTTTATATCTTATCTAAACAGCTTCTCTATCTGAAACTGCTTTATCACACATTAACCATATTTTCTTAAAGAATTGATAAAAATCTGAATCAACATCTTCAGCATATTCTTGTAACCCTTCCAAAGCTACTTCACGAATACGTGCTATTCTATCATCTTTCTGTGATAAATCATTTCCCATGTTATCATCATTCCCTAATGTTTCGTCATTTCCTAATGTTTCATCACCAATCATCTCATCTTCTGAGTATTCTCCACCTTCATCCTCAAAATTATATGATTCTTTTAGTAACTTTTCCAAACCCTTAATTTCATTAATTGTTTTTTCAACTAATTTATTAGTATTTTTCTTCATATCAATCTTTTATTATAAATATTAAATGAAAATAAAAAAGGAGGTCTATTAAACCTCCTTTATATTAGTGTTTAAATATCATCAAACGATGCACCTTCAGGTGTTAAAACAAAATCAATTGTGATGTATTCAAGAGCACCATAAGGTTTAAAGTAAATCTTAGCAGGTAACTCTCTTCTTTCACGTGTTTCAATTGTATCGTTAATCTCTATACGATAATCTGAAATACCTCTATTATTTCTAATATTATCTAATATAGGTGATACTATTGATAAGAATGTATTCTTTGTATTCACATCATTAGGGTCAAAAATCAAACCAATACAAGAAATTGAAATCAATTTTCTCAATCTTAGCAATAAACGTCTTACTGCAATACGATTCAATTGTGATTCTCTCTTTTGAAGATTCTTTTGTCCCCAAATCTTAACACCATCAGTAGCAAATGTTTTAACAGGATTGATTCGTCCATCATACAATCTGTCTTCATCGCTAATTTTAGTGATTGTTTTAGCCCTTACACACTCAACATTACCACGATTAGTACCAGCTGGTGCAAACCATGGTTGGTATTGATTATCTGTTTGTGCAAAGTTTCTCACTGCATCCTTTGTTGCTGGTAAATATATGTACTGATTATTATCCTTATCATAATATTTAACCCATGGGTAATATGTACAAGCATAATTTGAATCTATCTCAGTATCTTCAAGATTATAAACAACATCATCAGCACTATACATTTCATCAGTGTAATCACCTGCACCACTTGGTTTATCAGGAGTTGTTACAACGTAAATTGAATCCGCTCTTTCCTCCTCTATCATTTCGATAGCTTCTTCAACAAGAAGTTTTTGGTTAACGTAATCAATACCAGGTGTTGCAAATACATTAATATCTGTTTCCTCTGGGTTTGCAAATTGTCTGATAGCTGAAAGGTATGCATACCAATCCGATGTGATACCATTTTGATTTAGTTTCAAACTATTAGGGTTCTGAATCTTATCAAATGCATATCCTGCACCGCTATTTGAGTCATAAGTTCCCTTATATCTTGACAATTTAAACTCATCAGTATTTGTTCGTTTCTCACGGTATACATCCCATCCGTCAAAACCACCATAGAAATATACTGTGAATTTACGCATATTTACATTTTCATAAATTGAACCTGCCATTTGTTGTTCTGTTCCAATAACAGGAGTTTCTGACAAGTTTCTTGTACGTGCATTAGTACTAACAGCATCAAACTTATATCCTAAGTCACCATCAACTGTTACACCAACAACGTGTGATTTATCTTCAAATGCTTGTGGATTAATACGTGAATCTAGGTGGAATCCATTACTTAATAATGAAGGAACACCATCAACATATGCCGCATTACCCTTAAATGTAAACATATCAATATCAATTCCAACCCAACTTGAAAGTCCAAAATATTGTTTTCTATTCTTTACTTCCTCATCATAATCAAGGTTATATCTTAACTTTGGTTGAACGATATCTGCATGATTATTTCCATCAAGTACTTGAGAACCTGAATAAGCTTGTTGTGGATATCCTAAGAAACCAGCAGGAACTGAAGTTCGTGTTGCTGTACTTTCATTCACTTCAACAGTAACGAATTTAGATTTAGATTCATATACACCATCAAATGAACCAATACGATAAGCAATGTAATCACTTTGTCCTGGAATCATAGAACATTTACCAAAACGTTCTAAAACCTTAGGTGACTCATCTGTATCATGTATATCCCTTACAACTACATCAAATGTACCTTCATCAGGACGGATATTTTCAACTGAAACTTTAACTTCATTATTAGAACTATTACCATCAGAAATAGTGTGGAATCTAAACAATCTGTTAACTTCCATCTTGTTATAGTCACCCTTCAAGTTTGATACAATCCATGGTGTAGAAGCATAGCGATAAGCTGATTTGTAATTATTCAAGTCACATGAAACAAAGGTAATATCATCACCTTCTGTATTCATACGCCAATACATACCATCTTCACTATTTTTAACAAGTGTTCTCTTTGTTACTTGAGTTGTTGCCCCTTCTTCAGGATTACGAAGTTTATCAAAAAGAGGTGCTGTGTTCAATACACTTCCCTTTTCACCTTTAGCTTCACGCTTACTCTTCCAATCCTTTTCATATAGTTCTACTGACTCAGGTAGGTTATAAGCATAAAAATAACGTCTCTTACCATCAGCACCTGTATATTGTGAAACAGTGTAAATTTGTCCAGCCTCAACAATTACCTTTGCAGGTTTTTGCATTGCTGCTTTATACTCAGCTTTACCTTCTTCTGTTTCCATATTAAACTTACTTTGGTCTGGTTTACCAACAATACGTTTTTCAGGGATACTTTCAATTGTTACTGATGCTTTATCCTTTACAAGTTTCTTAGAAGCCAACTCTTCATATGTAAGAGGTAAGCCTGTAATATAGTTATATGGATGAGCATGTATTTCTTGACGTGTACCATCAGTAGAAGCAAGAGTTGCTGACTTATCAGCTAAATATCTTAGACCAACATAACGTCTTGATAAACCCTCTTCTTGCATTTTAACCAAACCTGATACAGCTTCCAAACCATTATAATCACTTGTATAATATACTTGATATGGTTCAAGAGCAGCAGAAATTGAAGTGATATTACCATTTACAATACCTTCTTGTAATGATACATCGTAAAGAGTTTCAACAAATATTGGTGCATCACCATCTTCTGCTGTATTACCTAATACATTAAGAATATATTCTTTATCAGATGGATTTAATGATACAGGATATTCAAAATATCCACTTGGATGTTCTCCTCCTTCTACCTTCTTCCATAATGTTGTTAATTCCTCTTCAGTGTGTGCCCCAGTAAAACCAGCCAATTTAAAACGTCCATAATTCAATGTGTTAACAAAGTAACTTGATGCATCAGGACTCAAACCAAAACCTGAACACTCATTTCCAAGTGAATACAAAGGCACATAAGGCTTTATTTGCAATGCACCCATATTGTATTTACGTGGTGCCTTACAATCATCTGCTTTATTTGCAGCCATTTCACCTACATTATATGAAAGAACATCATATGAATTTGATGTACAAATACATGTACCATCATTTGAAGTTGATTTCATATATGGTCGATAACTACCACGAGAACGTAAAACAGCAACAACCATTTTACTTCCTTGATGTCCTTCATTTACAGTTGCCTGGTCAGCTGTTATTAACCACGCTGGTCCTGCATTATATCCACTCAAACCTAATACACGCACAACTTTAAGTTGTTCAGACTCACTTAAATAAGACTTTGCGATATATGGCAACTCGTATTTTGGATATTGACTTCCCTTAAATTTCTTTGTACTAGTACCTCCAAAGGTATCTTGGTATTCTCTCCAATTATGAACATCCATAACTTGGAAAGCTGGTCCACGTAATGTTTCTCCAACCAAACCAGTTGTCGTAATGCCAAGACTCTTAACAGCATAAGTTAAGTCAATATCACGACCGTATATACCTGGTGAAACATGCACACCTCTTGCATTATTTGCCATAATGTTAATATTTGTTTTTCTTTAAAATTATTTTATTACTAATATATTCTCACAACCAAAGGGTTTGGAATTATATAATATCTTAATAATAAATATTAAGTTTAAGTCAATTGTACTAAGTCGGTTTTAAAAAATAATTATATGTTATATTTATAATTCTTTTTAATTACTTTTTTCAAAAAACTTACTATCAATATATTCAATAAATAACTTGTATTCCTTCAAATCAATATCAATCGTATCATTCTGTAACTTATCATGATACTTCTGTAACTTTTCTTCATCATTAACATAACAAGCATAATCCATTTGTACTTTGAAAAATAATGATGTTATGTTTGAAAACTTCTCTAATAAATTACATAGAACATAAACCTTTTCAAATGGCAATTTAAACTTATATCTATTTTCAATTTCTAATAAGTTTTTCTCATATTCTATTATTTTATTTATCGTAACTCTCATATATTATTGTTTTTTATTAACAATTATTATTTCTTCATCTACTGGTTCATCCAATGGACTTTCAGGGTTTTCATTTTTATCAAAAATGCTATTAGGGTCATAACCTATTAATGTAATTGAAGAGTCTTGGTATAAATCATCCCTTGTTATCTCCATAGATACATTATCCCCTTTATAAAATTTAATTTCACCACCATCTAAAGCCATAGATTCATTATTAATTTTTAGAACCATATCATAAACATTCTCAGTTTCCACTGAATCAAGTATCATGTCAACATCAATCATAAATGTCTCCATATTACTACAACTATCTATATTAATAATAACACTTACCCTTTTATTGTAATATTGGTTATCTTCACCCTTAAAACAACAATTAGGTTCACATTCCTCCTCACACATTTTAACACAGGTGGTTAAATCTTTAAACTTATTTGTTGGGATGAATGGAGAACAAGTATTACCTTCACCATCATCATAAGTAATTACTCTATTAATATCTGACAGACGGTTATTATTATCATCCATTGCTTGAGAATAACCATTAGACAACATTCTTGTACTTGGTTTTTTATTCTTATCCTCAAATTCAACCCTTGATGTTTTAATCTTTTCAATATTTTCGTCAAAAGTATCCAATAACCCACCACCTAAATTACTAACAGCAGCCTCATCGAAAGACTTCATAATAAATCTTGATGGTAAATGAGTAACACTAAAATCTTCTTCCCGTATTATATATGCTTTAAGTTTTATTTTAAAAGTCTGACAATAATACTTTCTTTCATCTATTGTGTATTCTGATTCGTCAGATATTGCATCAAGTGTAAGAGGCATTGCATGTCCATTAGGATATATATAACACTGAATACCTTGGAACTCATAATGTATAAGTTCATTCATCTCATTCAGTAATTCATACTTATTACATACAATACCAACCAAGTACTCAAAATTCACTGAAAATGGTTGTTTCATCGTATACTTATCATAAGCCTCTGTGCCATTCTCTTGCAATACACGTTCATAAAAAACACTATAATCTCTATGTCCTGGTATATTAAAAAAAGCACCTTGGTTTTCACCTTTCTGAGGGTTCGATTCTCTTGTAATCGTTTTAAAGTTAAGTATTAAGCTTCCAGATTCATCTAAATTCTTCCATGTTTGAGAATATTCACTTAATCTTTGACTACTAAAGAGTTTGTACGTGGGTAATTTCTTACCATCATACACTACATTGAGTTTTTTATCCACCCATTCAAAAAATTCAAGGTCAATATCTTTATAACCCACAGGTTTTGGTAAAGGCGTACCATGTTCAAGTATAATTTTTGACATGTTACGTCTTCTCTCAACACCATATGCACTATGTCTTAACTTCATTCTATTTAAGAATGGTTTTGGTTGAATTAAACTCATACAATTTTTTCTTTTCTTACATTACTAATATCTTTATCGTCAAATATAACATATATATTAAAACCCTTTTCGTCATGCACCTTCAAACCTATATAACCAAGTTTTCGTAAAAACATACTCGCTGATTTATCATCACCCATAAGACTTGCAATTGTACCATAAACATCCCCACCATCTTCACTTTCTGCAATATACTTACACTCATATTCCCAAAATTCACGTTCATTACCTTTGTAAGCTTCCTTACCATATTCATCTTCTTTTGTGTAATAATTAAAGAAAGCCTTTGCTATCCTCATTAAGTCTCTTTTATTTGGCTTCTTATCATATTCAAGTAATTTACCGTCAGTTATATCTACTTCATAAACATATCCATTACCAGCGTAATCTCTCGCAACTTCATCTGAATCTGTAAAATAGAAACCATACCCATGAGATTGATTTTGATGTCCAGTATTTATGTATTTCAAATCAAATAATTCAAAATTACTTGCAGAACCATGTTTTAAAGTTATTTCATTTTGTACATTTTCAATAAGACGTTTCAATCTGTCCATTCTCTCTATGATATTCTTCTTTTTCATATTTCTATTTTCCCCAAATATACCATCTTGTTGAAGTAGTTCTAAAGACGCATTTGAGACACCTTTTCTCCAACTACCATCATAACGGTCTTTATTATTATAATTTTGATTATTTATTTCTTTATTATCCTCAATACTTTGTAATTCTTTCAACTTTGAAAAGTTTTGATATATTACATCTATTGCATTAGTTGCCCATCTCCATTTTGAATCCTTGGAAAAACCTTTCATGTACAATAATTTATCTATAGCTTTAGCACTATAAACACCTTTTCCATGAACTCTTAAAAATGTTTTTATACCATTTGTTGTATACTTCTTGTTCATGTTTCTTTAAGCTTTAAATTCTGTAGTGTCAACTGGGCTTGCTTGAATTGTTCTAAACAAAGGAACAGTACCCCATAATGTATGTGAGTTGTCATAATTATTTCTACCATCATTATTAACAACAAAATATATCATTAAATTAGGGTTTATCTGTACACCAATATAATCACCATTTTTTATATCGACACCTAATTCATCTAATGTTTCCTGATACACACTTACAGTTAATTTACCTGTCTTCATATATGTACCAAGCTGTTTTGTTTTATCATATGCCTTTAATTCAGGTTGGTCTATTTTATATACACAATGAACTTCTATGGGTGTCTCATATTCAATATTATTTGCATCAGCCTCACCATAAACCGCATCAGTATTAGTTGTTCCAACCTTAACTTGATATAATACAATAGTTTGGTTCATATCTTGTTCAATATACTCTTTACCAACTTGCATTTCAAAATCATATGACTCTTTATCATAAAACAAATTGTTTCTATTAATAGGTACACGTCTCTTTGAACCTGTATTAAATGTTATATCTGCCATAATTAGTTATAATATTTTGTAACAACATCATATGTTAAAATAATAACTTATGATTCATTTTTATATAAATATTTATCAAATAATATTATTTACAATTGATTTATTAAATAAAAACTTTATATTTTATATGTATATATATAAAATATAATTACGATGGCGTTATCATTAGATGAAATAAATAAAGCATATCATCTTTTAAAAGAATATAATGGTACTAATCCATATATTATTAATCTAAAAAATGATGTATATGCATATAAAAATAAAACACTAAACAACTTCAATGCTGAGTTTGTTTTAAATAACTTTGATAAGGAACCAATTCTTATCAATAAACTTGTACACATAATAGATTGGTGGGCACAAAAGAAACAAGAAGATTGGGGTCTTGAATTTACACCTAAAAAGTTAAAAATAACACATTATCTTGGGGAAACAAAGGACTTCTATTGTTTCTATTGTTTATATAGAAAGTCACAACCTAAAGCAGTTATGTGTTTTGCACCTAAAAAGGCAATATTAACTGATTTTTTAGCTAAAGACCATAATTTATTAGATATTGATTTTACACCATATAATGAAGCAAGTGGACGTAAAATGATGCCTTACCAAGAAGAGGCTGTTAAATTCCTTACAGCACACCCAAAAGCTATTCTTGCTTCTGCCATGGGTAGCGGAAAGACATTTTCAGCTATTGTAGCAGCTTTAGTTGGTAATTATAAGCATATTCTAATAATTGCACCAGCTTCTGTGAAGAAAACTTGGGAAAATGAATTATCTTTACTTGTTCCAAAGGAAGATGTTACCATTGTGAATGGTTCTGAATGGAACGATGCAAGATTTACCATTATAAATTATGATATTCTAAAGAATTTTTACACAATACCAACACACACAGTAAAAGTTAAAGAATTAAATGTAAATGATAATGGAAATGTTATTTCTGAAATAAAAGAAAAAGAGGTTATTTCAAGAAAAAGAGATGTTATTAGTAAGGCTATGTCCACATCACAATTATTTAAGTCTCGTTTTGATTTAATTATCATAGATGAAGCACATAGACTATCAAACACATCATCAGGACGTTATAAAATCATTTCTGACTTTGTCCAACGTGCTAAACCAAAGGGGATATTCGAGTTAACAGGTACACCAATAACTAATAGACCAATTAACTTTTTTAATCTACTAAAAGTCATTGATTGCCCTCTTGCTAATGATTGGAAATATTATGTTTTAAGATATTGTGACGGTAAATCATTCTATAAAAAAAATGAAAGAGATGCTTATACCGCTTTATATCTTAAAAATGTTAAGAAAAAATCTTGGTTTGATTTAACTGATAAAGAAAAAGAAACACTTAATGAAATTCTTGAACGTAAATGTAAGAAAATATGGAAAACAGACGGTGCATCAAATTTAGATGAATTACAAGAAGTTATTAAACCATATTATTTGAGACGTATGAAAGAAGAATTTGGTGATATGGTATCTAAACAAGTCAAAGTCCTACATTATGATTTGTCAGATGAACAACGTAAAGATTATAATCAAATATGGGGAGAATATTTAAGTAATAAAACTGAAAATATTGACGATTTCTTAGAAATTAACAAAGTAATGGAAGATGCCGAAAAATATAAAAAAATAACAGAAGGTACATTATTACGACAATGGTTAGCACATGAAATGTTAGAAAAAACAATATCACTTGTTAGAAAATGTGTAGATAAAGGTCATAAAGTTGTTGTTTTTTGTTCATTTGATGATGAAGTTAATACATTGAAAGAAGAGTTTGGAGATATTGCAGTACAGCATAATGGAAAAATGTTAACCAAAAAGAAAGATTTATCAGTAGAACGTTTCCAAAATGACCCAAATATAAAGGTATTTATCGGTAATATTAACTCAGCAGGAGTTGGACTTACACTTGTGGCTTCTAATATTGCAGTATTCAATAGTTTTTCTTGGGTATCAGGTGATAACTTACAAGCAGAAGATAGAATACACAGACTCAACCAAAAAAAGAACTGTACTGTATATTATCAAGTGTTTAAAGATACATTTTATGAAAAAATGTTTGATAAAGTAAGAGGAAAACAAGATATTATCGATAATATTATTGTTTCTGAAAATGAAAAATAAAATATACTATGGATGAAGAAATAATAGAAACGGAAAACCACCTATGTTTTATAAATCTCGTAGGTGTTGAGGAAGATAATAAGTATCGTTATGAATTTATATTCACTGATGATATTGATAACGTGTGGGGGGAAAACTTTGACGAAAAACCAGCAGGTTTAATTAATAACTTGATGGTTGATGAACAATATAAAACTGAAACACATGTTGTTCGTACTACCATTAAATTTGATTTAGTACAACAATGTTGTTGTTTTGGTATGCAGGATTGTATGGATGGAATTGTAGCATTAGCATATGAAAATATTGACGATTATGATGCATATCCTGATGATGGTAGATTAGTTTTTAATTTTGGTGAACCTTTTAATGATGTTAGTAGAAAATTAGCATTGAAAAACATCATTATGTTATAACTATTTATTAATAAAAAGAATATGCAATATTTTTATCTAAGACAAAATAGCGTTTTACCACAATTACGCATTGAACTTATTGATGATGGAAGACATACATTTAATAAGTTTCATGATATGATACAAAACGCAGAGATAACATTTACTATGGTCAATGCTGACACTAATGTTACGAAAATAGCAAAAGCACCTTGTTACATTAAAAGAAAAGAAAGTGAAGGATGTGTTGAAGAATATGTCATATGTTATGATTGGAAGAAAAGAGACACCAAAGAAGTAGGGACATTTAAAGGTTTTTTTGAAATCACATTTGGTGATATCAAATCAGATGATGTCACCTACCCTAAAGGTAATCTATGGATGCCAATTAGAGAAGATTTGATGATTACAATATTACCTATTGGAAATGTTTCGTAGATTTTTTATTTATAACGAACCATTTCTCCAACTTGTCAGTGATATTATTTAAAGAAACATATCTATAATCGTTCTTGTCTGCCCCCAAAGAGCGTTCTTTATTATAAAGGTCCCTTAATGTAGTAATACATTCTTGGACCTTTTTTAAATTCCCTTCAGTCATTGTTAAAATTTTTTAAACGAAATACTTTATAAATTAAATATATTATTTTTGCAAAACAAATAAATTAAAATAAGCAATGAATAATAATTATAAACTTTCAATAGGTACTATCTCTGAATTATATTTGGACTTTAATGAACGTTATTTTGACGGTATATTACCAACCAAAGGTGTAAAATATTCAATTGAACCGTATATTGGTATACACGCATCATTTGTTTATAAAAAAGACGGTAGTGGTATTAAGTTTATATTCAGTAACTTATATAAATGGAATAAAGGTATACTTGAACGTATACTTTTACATGAAATGATTCATGCTTATTTATATGTTAAAAATGGGAATCCATGTAGAAATCATGGACGTAATTTTAAAAAGGAATCTGAACGTTTTTTAAAACATTACAATATAATAATACCTAAAGGAAAAGGATATTATTTAGATTTAAATGATAATGGTTTAAAAAAGAAAAAAGCTAATGAAGAAATGTATAGTCTTTCTTCATTAGCCATAAAGTTCTTTAAAAAATTAAAGAATAGTATCTTTACTTATTAATGTTATTAACGGCACGACTTTGATTTGCTTTATGTGCCATTGCACTAAATCCAACCTTTGACATTACATCAGCAATAGTAGCATTCATACCATATTTGTTTGCTAATGCCTTTAGCATCTCAATTTTACCCATCTTGTCATCATACTCACCTTGCTGTTTAAAAGATGTCTTAGCTGCTCTAAAACGTTTACCTAAATTCAAACCATTAGATTGTTGAGTAGAAGCCATTGAATTAGATGGTTTTGAAGTCATTCCATTAGGTTTGTTACCCATTAATGCCTGCGCACCTGCTTTGAGATTATTCCATAAGCCTTCATTCTCCATATTTTCAGCCAATGCCTTTTTAACTGAGTTATGGACTATTTGGTGCAAATCACTTTCCGTTAACTTTATAATACGTGTCATATATTTTCTTTTATTATAAATAGTAAAGCGTTTTAATTTTTACTATTTTTTACAAGTTTTTTTTTGGCAATTAAAAATTAATCAATATCTTTGCACTAAATCTGATGTCACTATCATGTGACTCTAAGAATTAACATTAAAAATAAATTATTATGAAAGAAATTACAACTGAGGTTGTTAATACGTTTCTCAATGGACATGACCCAATGGAGCACATTGTCTCTATTGAGTGTGATTATGATGATGATATGGCAAATATTATCTTTATTAATGAGAATGGTGAAAAACGTATTAAAAAAGAAAATTTTTATCCCTTTGTATGGGTTAAAAATAGCGCATGTCAACGTATGTTCGAAGGAAATAGAAGTGTGTTTGTTAGAAAACTTCGACAATACGGTATTAAAATTAAAAAACTTACAACACAAAGCGACAACGGTTTTACTGATGATAGATTAGAAAATGGTTATAAATTTCTATTCTATGCTTATAGAAAAATGTCATACAAAGTTTTTTCTATGTTTTTTAATGAATCTGGTATACCTATATATGAACGAAAGAAAAAAGGTGAAGATACAAATTCCTCAAATAAAGAATTTATGTCTTGCAGTCCAGTTGAACAATTTATGATTTCAACAGGGAAACGTTTATTTAAAGGTTATGAAAACTATGATGACATTAAAAGAGGCACTTTTGATATTGAAACAGAGGGACTTAATGCCAATATTCATAGAATATCCCAAATAGGTTACCGTAATAATAAAGGTTTTGAAAGAATTATCACTATTAATAGTGAGGATGAAGAAATGAATGGTATTATTGAGTTTATTAAGATATTATCTGAAGATAAACCTGATAATATTGCAGGACATAATTCTGAAAATTTCGACTGGGATTTTATTATTACAAGATGTAAAATGCATGGATATGACTTTACTGAACTCACTAAGAAATTCTTTAAAAAAGCTGTTTATAAAAAGAAAAAACAATCAGTACTTAAATTAGGTGGTGAAATGGAATATTATAACCCTACTATTATGTGGGGTACCAATATTCTTGACTCTCTTCATGCTGCAAGAAGAGCACAAGCAATTGACTCAAGTATGAAGTCTTCAAACCTTAAATATGTTACGAAATATCTTGACTTGAAAAAACAAAATCGTGTATATGTACCAGGAAATATAATTAATGAAACTTGGTTAGTTACCGATAAAGTTTATGCACTTAATGACACTAATGGTGATTGGTACAAAATAACTGATGAAAAACCATTAACAGATGGTTATACATTAGTATCTGGTAAATATATTGTAGAAAGATACCTTTATGATGACCTTTGGGAAACAGATAAAGTTGAATTAAAGTTAAACGAATCAAACTTTCTTATTGGTAAGATGATTCCCACATCATTTTCTCGCACTTGTACAATGGGTACAGCTGGTATTTGGAAATTAATTATGCTTGCATGGTGTTATGAAAATGATTTAGCTGTTCCTGCAACAACACCAAATAGACGTTTTACAGGTGGTTTATCTCGTTTGTTAGTTACAGGTCACGTTAAACGTGTTGTTAAACTTGACTTTAACTCTCTTTATCCATCTATTATTTTAACATGGAATATTTCAACAACACTTGATATTACCAATATCATGTTGTATTTGCTTGAATATATTCTAACACAACGTGAAAAATATAAAGAACTTAAAGGTGAAGCAGGTATTAAGGTTGATGAATTTAAAGCATATCTATCAGATGTATCAGGTCTAACACCTGAACAAATTGATGAATACCAAAAGGCTATTCATTATTGGAAAGGTGAAAAAATGGGTAATGATAAGAAACAATTACCATTGAAAATATTTGGTAACTCTTTCTTTGGTTCGTATGGTTGTCCAATGATTTTCCCATTTGGTGATATTGATGCTGCTGAAAAAACAACGTGTATTGGAAGAATGTCTCTCAGATTAATGATTTCTCACTTTACAAACATTGGTTACACACCTATTGTAGGTGATTCATTCACAGGAGATACACCGTTGTTTATTAAATATAAAAATACTGAATTAATAGATATTGTACCTATATCTTGGATTATGAATATAAAGGAAAGTGAAATAGATGCATTAGGACGAGAATATGATAAATCTACTAAAAACTTCCTTGTATTATGTAGAAGCGGATGGGTTGAACCATCTTATATATATCGTCACAAAACAGATAAACCAATCTATCGTGTTACTGATGATAAATCGATTATAGATGTAACAGAAGACCATAGTTTATTTAATGATGATAAAATTAAGATTAAACCATCTGAAATAACAACCGAAACTAAATTAGAATATTACAATAATTTAATAGAAACAAAAACTATTAAAATTGACAAAACTAATTACATATCTAGGGTAGCAACACTAATTAACGAAAATAAAAGTATAACAAAACTACCCATAGAGTTTATAAATATGGATGAAAGTTCATATAAGATTTTTAGTAAACAAATAAGAACAGATTTGTCAATAAATGATACTTCTAAATCAGTATTGGCTGCATTATATTTCTTAAAAATGAGATATGGGTATTAAAAAAACAAAAGATACATTCATAAATGAAGCTATTAATGTACACAGCAATAGATATGATTATTCTAAAGTTGTGTATGTTAATAGCACACAAAAAGTCCGTATTATATGTCCAAAACATGGTGAGTTTTTACAAACACCAAATTCTCACCTACATGGTCATGGATGTCCAAAGTGTAGTGGTGTATCGAAAATGACATATGAAGAGTTTTTATCAAAAGCAAATGATATTCACAAACATAAATTCATTTATAATAACGATTTTGATGGTATTCATAAAAAAATAACAATAACATGTCCTACACATGGTAATTTTATACAATTAGCAAAGAAACATCTTCAAGGACAAGGTTGTCCAAAGTGTGCTATTGAAAAATTATCGACAAATAAAAAAGATAGATATGAATCATTTATTAATCAATCAAATATTAGATTTAATAATTTATATTTATTTCCTAACATTGATAATGAATACATCAATAGTCATTCTAAATTAACAGTTGTCTGTGATAAATGTAATAATACATTTACTAAAATTGCATGTGACCACTTAACTTCACCATTTGGTGGTTGTAAATATTGTTATGGTAACATATCTAAAAGTGAAAATGAGATAGTAGACTACATAAAAAGTTCATTTCCATCATTAAAACTATCCCTTAATGATAGAACACTTTTAAATGGTAAAGAAATAGACATTCTCATTCCACAGCTTAAAATTGGAATTGAATTTAATGGACTATATTGGCACTCTGAAGAAGTTCACAGTGATAAAAACTATCACCTTAACAAAACAAATATGTGTGAAGAAAAAGGTTACCAATTAATACAAATATTTGAAGATGAATTCATTTATAATAAAAATATTGTCTTATCAAAAATAAAACATATATTAGGAATGGATTATGGTAAAAAAATAATGGCAAGAAAATGTAATGTTAAAGAAATAACATATAAGGAAGCTAAAGATTTTTTACTCATAAATCATATACAAGGTTTTGCTAAAGCTACTACATATGTAGGATGTTTTTATAGAAATGAATTAATCGCTGTAATGACATTTGTAAAAACGAATATAAATGAATGGGAATTAAATAGATTTGCAACTGATAATAACTTTAACTGTATTGGTGTAGGTGGTAAACTTTTTAAGTACTTCACAAGGAATTATAACCCATCTTTAATTAAATCATTTGCTGATAGAAGATGGTCAACTTTACTACACGATAACTTATATACTAAAATAGGTTTTAAAATAGATAAAATAACAAGACCTGATTATTATTATCTAATAAAAGGAACAAATAAAAGAATACATAAATTTAACTTTAGAAAACAAACACTTCATAAAAAATATAGCTTTCCAATATCTGATACTGAAACAGATATGGCTAATAAGCTAAATGCGTGTAAAATTTGGAATTGTGGTTTAATTAAATACATTTGGAAAAATGATAACAAGTAAAAAATTATATAAGACTGATAATTACGTATATGATATATCTCTTGATGGTACTGTTGTTAATGCATTAGGTATGAACATTGTTTCTAATACTGATGGTTTTAACTTTCAAATGCCTGATGATGACAAATTTAGATATACAGATGAACACCCATATATCAGTAATGGTTTAGGAAGAAATTCAGAGAAAGGTAAAGCATATACTAAAGTAGAAGCTGATGTTGCTGAATTTGAAGATACTTATTTCTCACATGCGTGGAATGGTGGAGTTAATAAGATGGGTCTTGGTATAGACGAATATTGTGATGCTTGTATTCAATTTGCTCGCAAAAATTATGCTGACCTTATGCCTGATGGTAAAACTAAAAAAGTAGGTAACACTATTAAATCAAGAAAAATGTCTGGCTTCCTTGAGAAGTTTATTGATAAGGGTATTGATTTATTATTACGTGAAAATGGAAAACAATTCTTAGACGATTATTACGATTATGTTGAACGTATTTACAATTATCAAATACCAATTAAAGATATTGCGTCTAAAGGAAATATAAAAAAGACACTTACAGAATATATAAATGATTGTAATACCTTAACAAAAAGTGGAAGTAAAAAGTCAAGACAAGCTTGGTATGAATTAGTTATTAAAGAAAATATACCTGTTAAAGTTAGTGATACAATTTTCTATATAAACACTGGAGAAAAGAAAAGTCAATCAGATGTTAAACGTGTAACCCACCAATATGTTATTTTAGACGGACAAGAAATTGAATTAAATTCAAAGATTACAAGACAATTATTAACACCATATTGTGAAAGAAATAATATTGTCTATAAAAACTTGAAAACCAAACAAATAAAAGAATTGATTAAACCTTATATTGTAAGAGAAGAGGATGAAATCATCTTGAATTGTAAAATTGTTCCATCTGAAATCATTAACAGTGAAAAAGACATTCTTTGTAGTGAGGTTGAAGAATTGGGTTTTGAACCTATTGAATATAATATTGAAAAATATATTACACAATTCAATAATCGTATTAGACCATTATTAGTATGTTTTCATCCTGATATAAGAGAAGATATTCTAATTAATAATCCAAAGGATAGAAAATACTTCACAGAAAATGAATCTAAACTTGTACACGGTTTCCCAAATAAATCAATTGACCAAGATAGTTATGAAAATTTGATGACACCTGAAAGAAAAGAAATCGAGTTTTGGTTAAAAATAAATGAAGTTCCACCATTTGTTAAAGAATGTGGTATTGATTGGGATAAGTTAGTATCAGAATATAAAGAACAAATTAGTATAGAAAATGATGCTATTTATCAGGAAGAAAATGAAAAATACTTAAAAGCACTATCTAAACTAACAAAAGAGGATGTTGATGCATTTGAAGATGATGGAACAATACCACAATTCATTACATCAATAGTAACTATGGGTACTGACTTGCATTTCTACTTTAATAAGTTACCTGAAATGAAACCTTCTACTGGTGGTTATGTATTTGATGATATTTCAGTTATATTAGGTGATGGAGATGTTTCTTTCTAATAAAAAGAAAAAAGACTATAGTTTTCTATAGTCTTTTTTTATTTAATATTCACCGCAATCAAATAAATCAATATTACCCGTGATTTGATTTCTTTCAGATACGATTTCAGATTTTAAAGATACATTATGTGTATCATCTACTTCTTCAACAAAGTTATTTTTATCCTCTTCTTTAACTACCTCTAATTCATATCTTGCTGTACCATCTGGATTAGCAAATCTATTAACAGTAATAGTATTATTAGGACTTAATATTGAGGAAACAACCTTTCTATTTGTAGCTTTTATTCTTGTGTTTAAATCATTTAAAGCACCTGAAGTTACCTTTTCATTATCAAGAATTATCTTCTCAATTTTTTTAGTAGCAACTGTCACACTATCTGTTTTCTTAATAGTAGTATCTGTTAGAACTGTTGTATCAAATGTATCACCTAAAGCAATCTTACCGCCATCAGTTGATACTGTGTAAACTTTACCACTTCCCGTACCTGGTTTTATAGCACATTCAATAGAATTGTTTGGACTTTCAATAGAAGATACTATTTCATTACCAAAAGAATCTACCTTAGTTTTTAATTCTTTTACAACTTTACCACTATCCTTAATTGCTTTATCCATTTTTTTAGTGGCAACAGCAAGATTGTCAGTTTTTTTAACTGTTAAATCTGAACCATCGACTAAAGTTGTATTATCAAAAACATCACCAAGTATAAACTTATCACTATTCAGGGTAACTGTTGCTATATTATTAGAAACTGAACCTTGAACACCATTTACGGTTATATTTTCAAGTTTATCATTTGTGGTAGATACTTTTCTCCAATTTTCTCTTTTCTGTGTTTCAGATAAAAGAACACCATTTTGTGCATCTTCAGGACCAACATACATATATAATGTTTTTTCATCTGCAACATATACTTGCATACCTATATGTACTAAAGCATAATTACCTGATGTATTCCATGTTGCCGCACCTGCTGTTAAGTTATTAAATGTCTTTACAATATATCTTGCATCTATCGGGTCTGAAGAACCAGCCATCATTGGTGATGGTAATGGTATGCTATTACTATGTAAAATAAAATTTTTCTCAGCCATTGTATATTCCGTTTTTATTAGCTCATTTTAAGTTCAAATTTAACAGATGCCAAGGCACCACCTTTCCATGTGTATGTATAGTATTTTACCTTAACAGCATTACCTGTAGAATCTGTAAATATTATTTCTTCATTTTCTGTTGGTGTTCCAAAAGCACTTAACTTATTAACATCATATTTACCACTAACCGCATTAAATGCATTGGCACTTGTCAATTTTTTAGGTGTTTTAATTACCAATGGATTAGCATTATCTGTATTAGGGAATTGAACTTGATATACCCAATTTTGAGTCCAACTTTGTAATGGTAATTCTGTAAGAGCAGTTGAATATACTGTTCCTGTATTAGCTGATACAGGTGCTGTTACGTGAATTGTAATGTTATTAGAAGTATCAACTGAACCTGATGGGTGTGGGTTTGGTACATTTCCGCTATTTGTAGTTTTAATTGGAGATGGACTATCACCTTTTGATGTTCTCATTGTTGCACCTGCATTATAATTAGCCCTACCTCTATAAACATAATCACCTGTTGCACCATACACAGTTTTATTGTTCGCTCTATTGACTTTAGTACCTGTATTTAATGCACCATTATTATTGGTAAATGTTTCACTTGTCTTATTACCAACATATCTAATATCTTGTGTTACTTTATCCTCAACATGAACATTTCCTTGATTAAGTGTTACTGATAAATCACCCTCTAATAAAGCTTCTGAACCAATTTTTACCACTAAGCCATTAGAATATTTAGTTGTAGATATTGTAGCACTAGGTTCAGTAACTGTTGGATATACAGTTTTAAATAATATCTTATCAATTATTTCAGATAAAGTAAATTGATTTAAAGAACCAGCTGTTGTACCTGCCTCAATATCGCCTATTGTTTCAGGCACCTTAAGGTTTACAGGTGAAACATTTGTATACATCAATTTAAATGCTTCTTTTTTAGTTGTAGAACCACCATCTGCTGTTATAACTTCACTTGTTACAAGATATTTGTCTGCTGAAGTGGTATCTGCACCCGTAGGATGTACATCTTCTGCTGTTTTAGAATATTGTCCATCTGTATCTTTCATAGGGGCAATACTCTTAAAGAACTCACCTTTAGCGTTTTTAGTTTTTTGAATAATATCTTGTACATCAAGGGTATATATAGTATCTATATTATCCTTTTTTATTTTAAAACCAATTAATTGTGCAACACCATTAGTTTCAGTGGCTGTTGCATCTTTATAACTAACAACTATTGGTTCACCATCAAGCAGATTAGAAGTCTGCCCTGACAACGCTGCCTTAGCTTCATCTTTAGTGTTATAGATGCTGTTACTTCTTTTAAGTTGTAAATGTCTCATTGTATATAATATAAAATAATATTATTATTAATAAATATAATCCCACTGGGAGGTAAATCCCAGTGAGTTATTTTTTTTAGAATGTACCATAATCAATTGAACCATCGAAATACAAACCATTAGTACCTGCGTTTTCTTTAGAATCTCTTACATGTACTACCTTAAGTAGGTTATAATCATTTCCTATGGCTGTCATTGTTGGAACTTCAACGTTCTCATTTCCAATGTCTGTTTGATTTGCACTACCATCATTTCCATTATAATGAGCAAGTCTAACATTTGGTTTGACAGTTTTAGCACCTGTAACACCATCTGTATCAACAGTAATACTTGTTGAGTAAGTATCTTCCCACTTAAATGCATTTTCAAGTTTCTCAGCTAATTTCTTGATACCATCTGCAAGTTTTTTATCTGCATCTGCAAGACTTTTAGCTTCCATTATTATAGGGAATGCTGTGTTGTCTGTTACATTTTCATAAGTATCATGTTGGGTAAGTTCAGCTTTACCTGACATTATTTTACTAATAGCAGCTAATTGAGTGTTAATCTTATCATTATCTGCCTTTGTTTCATTCTTGATAAATGTCTTAACTCTATCACCACCAACATATAATCCATTGTTGCTAATACTTATCAAGTTATCAGAATGGTCTACATCATTACCTTCACCAGCAAGAATAATACGTGCTGACAATATGTCAGTATTATTATTAGCTGTTACCATACCTGTATCATTCTTAACAAGTTTTATAGCACCATTGGTCTCATAGTTCTTAACATCCCATTCATTAAACAAGTCTGTTACAGGAACTGTTAAAGTATTCTGTGTCTTGCGTCCCTCTACATCTGTTTCATATGTAATAACAAGAGTTTTATTCTCCTTGTCATAAATCATACTCTTTATAATAGAACCTGCATTAAGAGTAATAGTTTCCTCTTGTGCCATTGCTGAAGTTTTCCATTTCAAGGCATTTGAACCACCATCATATCTTAAAGATACAGAAGCAAAAACACCTGCACCATCAGCATCATTTGCAACTTTAATAATATTATCAGCTGCTGTAGATGGTAAAACTTGTGCATTAACTACGTTAGTAAGTGTATCTATACCATCTTTTGTGACATTAAACTTAATAGTTGCATTTTCACTCTTATAGATGTATTTACCCTTCTTTTCAACTAAATCTATCGCAGATTTATTTGTAGTTACATCTTGTGTAAGGTTATTAATTTGACCACTATAAGTAGCAATTCGTTGTTCTATATCTTTAACTTTAGTATTAAGTTCAGAATCTGTTATCAAACCTTTCTTTAAACCATCTGTTAAAGTATCAATTTTAGTGTTGATATCTAACAAGTCTCTTGTACTTATTTTATCACCAAGAGCACGAGTAGTATCTTCAACTAATTTCTTAAGACCATCTATTGCAACTTTATTATCAGTAATACCCTTTCCTGAAACATAAAGTTTTTGTGTTCCACCTTCCTCAACTTGTTTAAGAAGGTTATCTTCTTTATATTCAACAATATGAACATCACCAACAAGAATATCTTTACCATTAACAACACGTGTTTTTTGTAATTCTATTGTATGTGTTCTATTATTATCAGCTGAACATGTCCACTCACTAATGAGACCACCAAGAGGTATTCTAACAACTTCACCATTTGATGTTTCTGTATCATCAAATTCCAATACAAGTTCTTCTGTTTCAGCTAAATATTCAGCTTTCTTAACGATTTTCTTACTTGCTAATGGAATATGACGAACGTGAGTTGGTTCTGTAGAATCAGAAACAATAAGTTCATTCTTTATTGGGTCATAATCAATAGTTGCAATTAGTCCTGTTCCATCTGCTTTATTAATAACAAGGTTTTTATTTGGTGATAATTTAACTTGTCCCTTAATAACTTGTCCGTCAGCTGTTGGTTCTTTAGATAAGATAACTGTACTTGATTCACCAACATTTACTTTAACATCGTTATTTAGTTTTGTTATTTCTTTATTAACACCATCTAATTCAGCTTGAACATTTGTTTCTTTTCCATTCTTCTGATATTTGATATTAGTTGCTCGTCTATCAACAAAAAGACCATGTTCTGAACCAACCTCTTTAATTGCATTATTACCGTTAATATCATTATAAATCTTAACGTCAGCAGTAAGAATATCTCCTCCTGGATATCTTGTTTGTTTCTTTAATTCAACAGAATGTGCTTCATTATTAACCACCCATTCATCAACAAGATGACTAATATCTATTTCTGATGTTTGTAAAGCACCTTGTTGGTCATAATATTCAAGAATAATCTTTTCATTTACTGTATCAGTGTAAATTCTATTAATAAAAGATGCACTATTCAATTTAAAAGATTTCTTCTTATTATTTTTATCTGATGATGTATTGGTAAATGTAATTGTATTAGTTTTTTCATCATAATCAACATCAAGACCAGCGTATAAACCCTCAATAACATTATCAACGCCATATTTCCATTGTAGTAAGTTAGTAGGGTCATTTGATATTGGTGTCTTAATAGAATCTAAAGCATCTTGTACATTAGTTTTCTTTCCATTCTTATCGTAATAAGTAATAGATTTAGCTTGACCTGATACATAAAGATATTTTCCATCACCAACAGTTTTTAGAATATTATCCACACCCATTTCTGTTGGTGCTATTCTAACATCAGCCTTTAAGACATCTTTCCATTTACCACTACGTCTATCTTTATCAGCAACCCCTGTATCTGAATGTCTCTCTCGTGTAAGGACCACGGGTGTAGAACTTGCTTCACCTTCAGTTGTCCATTCATCAATAAGGTCATCCATATCGATTTCAAGAGTTTTACCATCAGTATAGTTAAAGACAATTGCCTCCTTAGTAATATCGTAGTAAGCATTTTTTATTGTTGGGATGTTTACTTCTTCCTCTTTTTCGTTAACTTGGAATTTTAATACTTGTTTGTCCTTATCATATGACATATTAACATAAGAATAAAGTCCATCTTTATTCTCTTTGATAATATTTTCAACTTCTTTATGATTGACAATAACTGTATCTGAATGACGTACACTACCACTAACAACACTTTCAGAGCCATCTGTAGGTTGTGTCTTTGTTAAAGAAATAGTATTACTATTTTTAGTGACAAAAGCAAACTTCTTTACTGCTTCTTCTATTTTATCAAAAGCATTATCAACACGTTCGTTTACACCTTCAATATCAATAAAGAATACTCTGTTTTTAGTACTAGGTGTTCTACCATCTCCCTTTGAACCGATAGCTAAAATTACATTTGGATTGTCTACGTCACCATACTCAAGAACCATTGGTTCTCCATAAAGGGGTAGCCAATCAATAGCATTATCAGCACCTGTATCACCTGTAATCTTAAATGTTGTATTAACAACACTATTACCTGTAACATAAGCTATTGCTTCTTCTCTTGTCTTGAAGATACCTTCGTTTCCGTCACCGTGATGTACGAATTGTAATCTATTATTCATGTATATAAAATATTTTTTAATTTATTTAGAAACGACCATAATTTGCGTTGAATATTAAGGTAATATTATTTGTACCTTTATTTTCATCTGTTTGGTCTTTAGATGGGATTTCTGTGGTTCCATTTGAATATATTGTATATGCACCACCCTTTAATAATGCATTTTCAATTTCCTTTCTATTTTCCCACTTAACAGCTAAACCTTCTTTTAATTCAGCTTCAACAGCTTCAGCACGTTCTCTTTCAGCTGTTATTCCCTCTTGGAGTGTATTATCACCTGCTTTTCTATCTTCAATCTCTTTTGATAAAGCTTCTTTAAGTTTTGTATCCTCATCAATAAGATGTTCTGTAACAGCATTAAGTGTTTCATAGACACCTTCAATAGCCTTTTCTCTTGCTGTTTTTTCAGCTTTATCAGCATTATCTAAGCTAACTAAAGTCTCATTGATTGTATCTATTTTACCATTAATCTCAGTATTAGCATTTGTTCTATCTTCTATTTCCTTATTTAATCCGTTTGTCAACAAATTAATTAAAGGAGTTACCTTAGATAGAATATCATTATACATTTGTTTATTGGTATTGATAAGTTTACCATTAACAATACGATACTCAGAATCCAAGAAATCTTCTGCTGTAATAGGGTCATGTATAACAATAGTATCACCTTCTACCATGATTTTATGTGTCCACATTGAACCATTCCATTCGTGGAGAATATATGTAGGATTACAACCTGCACATTCTTCATAGAACTCATTATATTCAAGTTCATTTTCATCTGTTACATCTTCATTGATATTTTTAGCTGTCCATACAGTAAATCCATTTTCAACATTTAATGTTGGTAACAAAACGGTTTGATATGTATTTCCACCAATAACCTCAGCACCATAATTATTTGAACCTGTATAATCTTTAACGAGTCGCAATGAAAGGAAGTGTTCAGGACATTCTGTAGCCTGAATTACACCATGCTTGTTATGTTGAAATACCTTTACATAATAATCATATCCTTCACCTTTAATGGTTTGTGAAGAAGTCCAATATTTTCCAATTTTCTTATACTTAATAATATCTTCATTCTTATCAATACCATATCCACCTGGGAAAATACCCATTCCATACTTATCTACACCATCTGCTGAGATTGGCTTTTCTTCAGCTACTTTATCGTCATAAAGGTATGTATCATCACTTTGAGGTGCATTAGGTACATCACACTGCCAACAATCTGTAGCTTTTAATTGTTTACCTGCTAATTTACCTAATTCCAAATGACAATGTATATCATTATGATTTTGATATTGACAAGGTTCAATTGCATTAAGCATATTATCCCAATCTTGTTTTGTTGGAATACGCCAACCTGCTTTAAGTTTTGCTTCAATCTCCTTAACACCGTTCATGGTATATAATCTACCACCCTTACTGTTACAAGAAAGAGTAACATATCTATCACCCTTACAAGGATTTACAGGAAGTCCTGTACCCTTATCATTTCTTGTGTCTATTAAACTTTTAGCTGGAGAATAATAACCTGTCTTTTCAGTTGGATTTAATCTTAATGGGTCACCTGACTTTCCATTACCTAAAATACTTCCATCAGTAATTACTTCTTTTAAGAATCCCATATAAGCATTGCCATCAGAATTCTTATCAGCTTTCATTTTATCTGTTAAGAAAGTACCAATAAGATGTTTGTCATTATTACTATCTGTTATCCATAGCTTACCATCAATATCACTAAATTCAATTTTAAATCCTTTCTCTATTGGATTTCCATTTTCATCAGTTTGACCTGTGCTATATTTAAAACTAAAACTATTCTTATCTGTACAATCACCACTACAAGCTTCAGTACCTGCAAAATGTACTTTATCAACAGTAATTCCATTATTCATTAATGGAGAAAGGTCTACATTTATTAAATCACCATCATTTTTGGTAAGTTTTAAAGTATTTGTCTTTTTATCAAACTCACCTTTTGCTATGTCAGCATCTTTTAAATGTAGGAAGTTACTGTCTATCTCATTAACAGTCAGTTTACAATTCTTTGTTACATCCTCAGTATAAGGAGATACAAGTTTGTAAAAATATAATCCTTTTGTCATAATGCTTATTTATTCTTATTTTTTATTCTTTTAAAATAAATATAAAAAAAATCTTTATTATACATTATTTATAACAAAGAATAAATATAAACCCTACAAAAATTATGTCACATCCTAAAGGTTATTGGAAAATAAAAGAGAATATGTTCAATGAAGCTAAGAAATACAATAATAAAGATGAATTTAAAAAAAATAATTTATCCGCTTTCTTAGCTGCGTACAAATATGGTTATATTGATGATATGCCGTGGCTTGTAAGACAAAAACAAAATAAAAAACATTTTTGGACATATAATAACATCGAAAAAGAAGCTATTAAGTATCAAACAAAAACTGAATTCTTTAAAAAAAATCAAACTGCATATAAAGCTGCACTTAAACTTAATATTATTGATGACTTCTTTATGAATAACTACATACAATAAAAAAATAAGGTGGAATTTTCCACCTTATTTTTTACTTCTTATATAACATATAATTTTTAAGAATATCATAATATTCCATATTTGAATTATAAAACTTAAAGTCTCTCATATAGCCTATAAATGAACCTGCAAAATATTCTTCTATTGGATATGTTCTTGTTGGATTTAACATATAATTTTGAAGAATTGTTTCCGATAGACCCTGTGTACCTCCACCAATTGAAATATTATAAGGAACACCCTCTTGTTTATCATAAATTTCATCCAATTCACGGAAATTAAATTTCGGTAGTTTTTTGGTGATGTAAACTAATTTCCCATTCACGTAAAAATAAAGTTTCATACCACCTATAACACCAAATATTTTAACATATACAGTACACCATTCACAATTTGGTATTACATTAGGATTTGAGTACCCCTCCTCCATTTTCACCTTATTCTCTTTTTCATTTGAACAATCTTTGGTGAGAAGTCTATACCCTATCGAACCATCATCTTTTATTCTTAAACCGAATGCATTGTTATAAATGTCCTTATAAATGTTATATTTGTTATTTTCTTTATCTCTTAATTTGTCAATTGTATTAACTGTATATCCAGTACATGTTCTGTTCATTAAAACAAATAGATTACCTTTAAAGTTATTTTTTCTATAAGTGAACATTACTTTATTACCTTCTATCCAATTTGATGTTGTATAACCTGTACATGTTCTATTAAATAACAAAAACTTATTATCACTATACATATACTTTTGATTACCTTCTGACATCTTAAAACCATTGTCTGTTTCATATTCAAAATCACTTATGTCAATTTCAGGTTCAATATAATCAAAATCCTCACCATCATTTATATTATCAAGTCCTGTAATGTATTCATCTCCGAAAGGGTCATCATAATCATAATCACCACTTCTCGTATTTACATCTTTTTTTTCGTTTTCAGACACTTTATTACCTGTGGCTACCCATTTGTATATCTTACCACAATTACAGCCTCTAAAGAAAGGAAAAAGCTTATATTCTACACCATTCTCTACTTTTGTATCACCACCATTTGACTTATCATCTTCATTTTGGTTAGAATCATCATTGTTATTCTCTCTATTACAACACCACCCCTCCATATGAATATGTGGTAATGTTTCGTCTATTAATTTGGGTTTTGATGGTAAATCAATATATGAGTTAATAATATCAATATTTTCTATATCACAAGGTTCATCCTCATATAATGAAGGGTCATAGTAATCAAAAGACACATAATCATCAACATCATCAAATTTTACTTTTCTTTCGGGTTCTGTCCATTCTACATCTACATCATAAAAATTACCTATTATATGGTCAGATTTATTTATCTTACCATCTTCAACATAATCGTCAGGTGATAATGGATTGTTATCCTCCAAATTATCCTTATCATCTTTATCATAAAGATAAATCCATTTATTTTCTGCTCTTGTACCAAGATAAAAAAATAAACCTTTATTATTAGGATATTTGTCATTTAATGTTTTATTAGATTCTTTTTCTAATTCACATTTTTTTAGTTGAAATTCTAAACCCCATACATCACCTGTATTAATATGTGAAGGTAAAATGCTATATTTATCACATTCTGTTTTAAAAAAACCTTGATAGAAACCTCCGTTTAATTTAAGCTGACAATTCTCTATTGAAGTTGGATATTCATAAAGCATTGTTACACCTGTTACAGGATGTAATTTTAATCTATTATCACCACCATTTATTTGATATTTTTGTTTTTGGAATAATTCAAAGAAATCTTTATTTGAAATTCTATCTTTTCTAAAATGAAAAAGACCATTATCAAAACCTGTGTAGGTAATATTGTATAATGTATTTTCTATTGATTTAGCATCTCCCCAAGTATAATCACTTTTACCAAAAATCCACCCATTATTATCATGACTATCTCCATCACACATATCAATATGTGCAATGAGTCCTTCAGTATTCACTAAATTATTAAATGAATAAGAGTCATATGAATCCTTATAAATAAAGAAATCATAGTATTCATCTTTATTAATCTTTATCTTAAGACTATGAAAATTATTTTCTTTTAAATTAGCCATTGTCAATTTTATTATATAAATAAATATTTTATTAAAATGTTCAGTGCCAAAAATAATATTTATGAGTGCTTTTTGATAATAAAACTATTTATAAATAATGATGAAAACCAAACATTTATAGGTTTAAATCCAATTTTTTTTTAAGAATTTATTTACATTATGAAGAAAATAAAAATAAATGAATCACAACTACGTAAAATATACGAAACAAGTAGTTTTGTACAACATGGTGGTGAAAGTAATCTTCGTATACATGGTGCTGATGAGATGGCTACATCAGTAAATGCTGCCATTATACATAATGAAAATGGTGATGAAATAAACCAAGGAGAAACTGATAGCGAAGTAAAAGCACCAATAACAGGTAAAAAAGTGAGTTCTATGATGAGTAGTAATTTGCGTTCAGGTTATATTGGTAATAGTGGAAGGGGGTATTAATATGCCTATATTTTTTACTGAAGATAGAAGAGAGGTACAAAATAAAGTTAGTATTTTACCAAAATCTTTTATAAAAGATAGAATAAATACTGCCATATTAAATCAAGACTATCTTGATACAGTACCTGGAGGTAAAGTTTTAAAAGGTATTATTTCACCAACAAACTATAACACTAAGGCTAAGGGAACTGACAATAATGACGAAAAAAAATCAACAATTGGTCTAATTAAACATAGTCGTTTAAAAGGTATTGTACATGCAATGGAACAAGTACCAAGAAATTCTAAAAGTTTTGAATTGTATGGTGGTGAAAAAGGACTTGAAATATATAGAAATATTCTTAGTAAAAACAGAGCCGTTCCACCTGTTAATCAAGTTAAAAGTGTAAAACCATCTTCTGCGTCATCTGCAACAAAGCCTGCATCAAGTAAACTTCAAAAAATTGAAAAACCTAACGGTGGTACAATTACATTTAATGAAAATAGAAATATTATATACTTGAATGAAAAACAACTTAAGATGATAAAAAATAATTTATAGTTATGTTTAAAAATGGTCAAACTTGTTTGGAAAAATTTGCTGTAGAAGCAAGAAAAATACATCTACAGAGAAATGAATGGGGAAACCCTAAACTTCCACCAACAGTAAATAAAACAGAATATACTAAAGTTCTTGTTGATGCAGAGTATGCTGTACAAACAGACTTCAAAGTAGATTAACTATTTATTAATAAAATAAAGAATTTAATTTTTATAAATAATGGCAACAACTATTCAAAATGGTCAAACTTGTCTTGAAAGACGTGGTATTGAAGAAAGACACAATGAAATTGTAAGAAATGACTATAATATTGAAAATCAATATGGTCCAACACATAAAGATGCTATAAGTGATGGTGATGTACAAGGAAAGGGTACTGGTCATGGAGGACATACTCACTATTTACCTGATTGTACTAAACCAACAGGTATGATTGATTATAGTAACTTTGACACTGAACATGGTGGTGGAAAATACGATATTGAAGGACGAAATAATATTGGCGGTAGAAATAGAACACTTGCATACTCTTTATATAACAAAGAGAATATGTATGGACAAAATCTTATTGATACTAAAATAAACAAAGAAGACGGACAATATTATGTTGGTCAAACATTAAAACGTTCATAATTATTATGTTGAATTTATATGATATATTGAATGATGTTATTGAAGAAGGGGTTTATTCAAGAAAAGTAAGAGAGGTTTTAGATGGTACAATAGATGGTATAGATAAAAATGGAAAACCTTTAAATTTTGATAAAGATGGTAATCCCTTTTATCATTATGTTCGTATAACTTATGATGATACTATAAATAACAGTTATTCAGACAGTCTACCAACCCCAAAAGGAGATAGATTAGGTGTTCGTATAATTCAACCATATGTATTGGGAAGTTATGTCTCTTATAATAAAAAAACAAAGAAAAGAACAATAAAAAAAGTCCTTCGTGCATATCAAATAAGTCCCCAAAGCCGTAGAGGAGGTCCAAGATGGGATTTATTTAGACTTGATAGAATAACTTCTTGGGAACCTATAAAGAATAAAACATTCTCAACACCTGCTGAAGGTTACAACGACATGGGTGATAATACGATGACAAGTATTGATGTTCAAGTTCATTTCAATAATTATGGAGGTAATAATAATGAATATACCCAAGCTGTTAATAGACCTGGTGCTATTCGTCAGAAAACTAAAGATTTACTAAATGCACCAAAGGTCACGAGAGGTAATATCGGACAAACTAATGTCCTTCAACAAAAGAAACGTGTTGCTGGTAGAACATACAAAAACAGTAAGGTAGATAATATGATTGCCAAAAATATTGAACAAACTAAGAATGTTAATAGGTTTGATGATTCTATTTGGACAAAAGCTGAAAAGGAAAAAGAGTTACAAGATAATAAACCTGGTTTTATAAAACATACTAATAAGTCTCTTGGGGATAATGACCATGAGGATGAAGAAACAGGTTTTTAATTAAATGAATATTAATAAAAAAATAAAACAATGGAATTAAGTGATTTAAATAGTGTTTTGCAACGTGCTAAGAGATTAACTGATATGGATGCAAGTGGTCAAATGAATATGATTGCTGAACAGGCAAGATTAGATAACAAAATGTCTTATAATGATGAAAATATACCAATGGTTGAAAATTATGATAATCAATATTCAACCCAACAAATGGTACCAATGCAACAATCTAATAAAAGAAAATCTTTCCTACCAAAAGAAATTCTTGAGTCATTTGAAAAGAACCCACCAATTAAAGAATCAAATTCTATATTAGACTCTTTAATGCCTAACCAATCTAAACCTACACAGCCACAAAGAGTAAAACAAGTTATTCGTGAAACTTATCAACCACAAGTTGTAAGTAATAGTTCGATTGACTATTCTTTAATTAAAGATATTATTGAAACATCTGTCAAAAAATATATGGGAGTGTACGCAAAGAAAATAATTAATGAATTGAAAGAAAATAACAATACGGATACTTTGAAAATTTTACAACTTGGGGATACGTTTAAATTTGTTACTGAAGATGGTGAGTTATACAATGCTTCACTCAAATATGTGAAAAACATTAAGAAGTAAACAAAAAGGTGTGGATTTCCACACCTTTTTTATTTCTAAGAATTATATTTCTTATTATATATGTCTTTGTAAAAATCTACTCTAAGTTTACAAACTTGTTCAAGACTGTACTTATCTTTCACTAATGAATTAATATTATTCTGTAATAGTCCTACAAGTTCTCTATTCTCAGACAGTTTATTAATATATTTCTTCCAATCTTTATGGTCTTTATTAGGGTCTACAAGAAGTGCAGTTCCATTCTTATTAATTTTACCACCAAACTCTAATAGTGGTGTTAAATTTAAAGTGTAAGGACCATAGTTTTCTGCAATCAATGCTGTTTTTGTAAAACCACATTCAATTTCTTTTAATTCTGATTTCATCTTATTAAAATCAGTTTCTTTTAAAGGTGCTAACAAAACATCAACATTCTTATAGTGCGTAGCATACTCATTGATATTTCTTGTCCACATTCTTCGATATGGTTCATCAACAAATGGGTCATCAATATTAGGTTGGAATGACATAAGAAATTTTTTATGTTCTTCTGAACAATATTTGTAATTGTCAGTTAGAATTTTCTCATATTCATACCAAACTGTTTCCTTTGGTAAAATTGGTCTCTTATTTACCTCTCCTGTAACTTCATTATAAAAAGTTCTTGTTCCATTCGTATCAAAACCACATAACACAATTTGAACATTAGTATCAGGTCTTGCACATTCAGCAATTCCTTTTAGTTTTTCAACATCATAAAGGTGAGATGAACCACAAATTACACCAACTCTTAATTTTCCATTTGAAGGATTTTTTTCACTTGAATATTGTGCTTCAGATGGGTCAATTGCATTTGGAAATACCAATACATTTTTATTTAGTTTATTCAATACCTTTGCATATATTGGAGTTGTTGTTGTAACATAATCAGCCATTCTTAAATGATTGATAGTTATTTCATGCCATTTCTCCTTTTTTGCTGTAATTGATAAAGGGTGATAATCCCCAAGATGGTAATAATCATCCACATCAACAACTGTTAGTATATCTAATTTTTTCAACAAATTCATAAGATACATATTGTTATCCAATTGTCTGTGAATATGAACAATATCGTATTTTTTGAAAAAGTCCTCTGTACCATTAGTTGGAATTTGTTCTATATAACAAATATCTATATCAAAATCATCTGTAAAATGTCTATCAATGTAAACATGAGGGTCAACAGAACGAAATTTACCTACACCACCCTTATCACTTGGGATAACAAGTATTTTAATTTTGTTTTTATTCATTATCTTATGTTTTTTCTAAAAAATAAAAAATAATTTGCTTCTATCAACCTATTTATTGAATAAATGGTCTTTTATTATGAAAAAAAATAAAAACAAAGATATACTTAATGAAATTGTCCACGAAAGTGTTGAAGATTTTATAGTAAATGAAAGCTTTGGTGATATTGTTAATGGAACTAAAGAATATTTGAGAATAGTTAGAAATAAAAGAAGATTAGGTAAGGATATTAGAGCAATTGAAAAAGCTTTAGAAACATTTAAAAACTTGAGAAGTGTATACGGTAAACGAGTTTCCGAAAAAATTTCCCCAAGATTGGAATATGCTTTGGAATATTTAAATGATTATTATAAATATGGAGAACTTAGAACCCATAAACAAAATAATCAACAACCTACTATGGGTATGTCACAACAACCTAATCAGTCAAGTGGTTATAGATATAACTATAATACACAACAACAAACACAACATACACCACAAGAACCAACAAACACACCTCAAGAACAAAATGTAAATCAAGAAAAGTTGGAAGATATTTATACAGCTTTAAAACAACTTGGTATTGATACAAGAGGAAACCAAATTAAAAATTATATAAACAGTTTAATGCAAAACGACCCTGATATTAGTGAGCAGGAAATTATAAAGAAAATCCTGCAAAGTAGATTGACCTAATAAAGAAAAAAACTTATATGAAAAACATAAAGGATAGCCAATTGGCTATCCTTATTTGTATATAAATAATTTACACATCTTTAATTTTTATATATAATATATTATTAATTAAATTATTTATATAATAAATTATTATTT